CCAGCGGTCGCGGGACAGGGTTCGCCTCTGGCATGTACGCATTCGCTGACGCGCGCCAGGGGACGGTTCCCGTTCTCCCCGCCCGGAACCCCCTGACGCTTCGGTCGTGGGGGCTTGAGGTGCCCAATGCGGCGGCCGAGTTCCAGCGGGATGCGTCGTCTCTCCTGTTCCTCGCGGAGCGCCTTCGCGACCTGTCTCCGGCGAAGCGCGCAGAGGCCATCGATCTGTTGCGCGCGAGGGTGTCCTCCTCCTTCGAGGAAGTGTACGACGCCGAGAAGCGCCTTGCCTCCCCCGAGTTCGGCATTGGTCGGGGTGTGTTTGGCGGGGAGCCCAAGTTCCCGTCCGACCTCGCGACCGCCCTTGACCCCCTCCTCTCGCGCTGGCGGAGGGTGGGTGTGCCTGCGGGCCTCGACGGAGCCGGCACGGTGGACGCGCTGATCGATGCGGCGGCGACGTGGGGCAAGCACCAGCATGTCCACCCGGTGAACATCCTGCTGAGTCGAATGGGCCACGACGGCATCGAATGGGCGGGAGGGGCGCTCAAGGAAGGCAACACCGGCGCCCACGGCTTCGTCAAGTTCCCGCCCATCACCGCAGACGGCGCTCTCGTTGACGTCGTTCCAGACCCTCGTCATGGCTACGCGGTGACGCACGGTGGGCGCGACCCGCGGGTGCTGTACTCCCGCGCCGCGCCAGCCCGCGCCGCCGAGTACCGCGGTGTAGACGGCAAGCCCCGCACCGCCACCATGTTCAGCGGCGGTGGGCTGGTCGAGGCGGGTCTCCGCAAGTACATCGACCCGGTGTTCGCGGTCGAGGTGAGCCCTGAGATCGGAGCCGCGTACAAGGCGGCCCACGGCGACCACGTCCGCATCGACGACGTCCGCAACGTCGACCTCGGCGAGGCTGGCGACGTGGACTACCTGCACGCCTCCCCGGTCTGCAAGAACTTCAGCGCCGCCAAAGCCGTCACGGAGTCCGGTGAGCAGCCCCTGGACCTTGAGACGGCTCGGGCCACCGCCGACGCCGTCCACCGCACCCAGCCCGCGGTCTTCACGCTGGAGAACGTGCGGGGCTACCAGGGCACCGAGGCCATGGGGCTGGTCGAAGCCGCGCTCCGCGAGGAGGGCTACACCTTCGACGCCAACGTCTACGACGCGGCCGACTACGGCGCGGCCACCCGACGCAAGCGTCTGCTGCTCCGGGCGGTGAAGGACGGGGACCTCCCCCCGGTCCCGGCGCCCACGCACGGGCCCGGCCGGGCGCAGCCCTACGCCGACTGGTACGCCGCCGTTGAGGACCTCGTAGATGACCTGCCCGACGACGTGGTCCCCCCGTGGATGCGACGGCGCCTCGAGGCGGCGGGGATCGATCCCGACGCGCCGGCGAAGCCCACCATCGTCATGGGCGGCAGCGCTGGGAAGAACGTGCCCTACGCGGAAGCGGGGGGGCCTGCCCCCACGTTCAAGGCCACGCCGGGCGAAGCGCACCGCATCATCTTCCCCGACGGGCGGGTCAAGCGGGTCACGCCCCGCGCAGCCGCTCGCATCACGGGCCTGCCTGACGACTACCCGCTGCCCACCAAGAACGCGACGGCGACGACGGTCATCGGCAACGGCGTGCCCCCGGCCCTGAGCGAGGCGGTGTTCGCGCCGCTCTTGGCGGGCGACCATGTGCCGGGGACGCTCTACTCCCGCGCGGCGCCTATTGAAGACGCCGCGCCCGGCATCGTGGCCCTCCGCAAATACATGCTGGATGCGGCCGGCGACGATACGGCGTTCGACGCCAAGGTCTACGCTGAGCGCAAGCAGGTCTGCGCGTTGACCGGGCACTGCAACGCGGCGGCGTACATCGTTCAGAAGCGCTACGGCGGCGAGCTTCTGAGTGCGAAAGTCGACGGCGAAACGCATGTATGGAACCGGCTCGCCGACGGCACCGAGATCGACCTCACCGGTTCGCAGTACGGCGGGGACGGGTTTCACCCGGTAGCGAAGAATGGAAAGGTGGTGCCACTGCGATCCACGGTGAACCCGCGGTTTGCAGCGTTTGAAGACCGCGTGGCCGCTGCGGAGCTGCGCGCTGCGCGCGACCCTCGGTTCCTCTACTCCCGCGCCCCCGGCAACCAGACCGACACGCCCGCCTTCCAGCGCTTCATCGAGGGCACCAAGGCCGTGGACGAGGACGGCGCGCCGAAGCGGCTGTACCACGGCACCACGCACGACTTCGAGGCCTTCGACGCGCAGAGTGGGAACGTCGAGAACCACCACGGCCGTGGCATCTACCTGACCTCGTCGGAAGGCGACGTCGGGTCCAACTACGCCACCCGCGAGGGGCCCGACCTCAAGAGCCGCATCGAGTCCCAGATGGAGTCCCTCCTCGACGTCTGGGACGACCCCAGCGTGGCGCAGGACTTCGTCGAGCGGTGGCTGGAGGCGCACCCTGAGCGCGCCGCCGAGGGCGAGCGGCTGGTCCAGGTGCTGGACGACGGGGGGAACCCCGACGCGAATCTCTTGCAGGAGATCACTCGGTGGGTAGCCGAGCAGGAGATTGCTGGCTCGCACGGGGGCGCAGTCCTGCCCGTCTACGCCGCCATCAAGAACCCCGTCGATTTGCGGCCCGGCAAGGTGACACGCTTCGACATCGAGACGAAGTGGTCCGAGGACGGTGAGGACTTCCTCGGCGAGACCGGGGCCGGCGTGGAGGCCATCGACGCCATCCGCCGCATGGCCAACTCCTCCGACACGGCGGACCTGATCATCGAGGCGCTCGGGGACATCTCCGAAGGGTTCGACGCCGCTGACCTCGAGCGCGCAGTGCGGGACAACTCCATCGAGTTCCTCGACGACGACTCTTCAGCGGGGCAGTTCCTTCAGGACGTCTACCGCGAGCTGGGCTTCGACGGCATCGTCATCGACGCCTACAAGACCTTCGGCCCCCGGCGCGCAGGGTGGGGGGTAAACCTCCCCGGCATGGCGGGGCTGACCCCCGGCACGGAGCACTGGGTCGCCTTCGAGCCCACCCAGGTCAAGTCCGCCACGGGCAACCGCGGCACGTTCGACCCGAAGGACAAGCGCCTCTTGTACAGCCGCGCGCCTGACGGCCCGACGTGGACCGCCGAGCCCCCGCCCCCGGGCGACAAGGTCCCCGGCATCGTCGACAACCCCGCCCACGCGGCTTGGTCCAAGACGAAGCGTGACCTTGCGAAGGATGTCGCGGACCTCGAGGACGCGGAGCTATCCGCGTGGTGGGAGCACTACGGGCCCTCTCCGGACGCGCCGACGGTCGCGCCCAGGCCGAAGAACTTCGCCGAGGCTCAGGCCTACTGGACCGAGCACGGCGACGACCCGGCGGAGTTCCCCGAGCCCTCCCCCGAGCTCTCTGCGAAGCTGCAGGCCCTCGACGATGCCAACGCCGCGCCCGAGCCCTCGCGCACCACCGCAGGCTTGGTGAACGACCCGGCCCGCGTCATCGTCCGCTACTTCAAGACCGCCAACATGCAGGCCCTGCTCGAGCAGAACGCTCAGGTCATCCGCATGCTGCTCGGGGAGAAGTGGGCGGGCGACCTCATGCGCTTCTTCGACCACGAGGTCGACACAGCCTCCGGCCAGGTGCGCCTCACGAAGAAGGGCGAGGAGCAGTTCAACGTGGCCCTCGCCCGCGTCCTGCGCGGCGACCTCGCGCCCCGCGGCCGGGTGCGGGCGTACTTCGAAGAGCTCCGCGATGCGCTGAGCGACATCTGGCTGAACCTCCGCGGCAAGCCCATGTCGCTGCCCCCCGGCTTCCGCCAGTGGTGGGACGCCACCCTCGACCCGGCCAAGCACCTCCGCGCCCGGGTGAAGGTCTCCGACGAACGCTTCGGGCGCCAGCCGCTCGAGGTCAACGTCACCGTGAAGGCGAACGACCCCGACGCTCCCCCGCCGCCGGACCCCACGCGCCTCGGGCGGGAGCTCGCCGACGTCACGGACGTCATCTACCGAGAGGACTTCAAGCGCGCCAACGCTCTGCACGAGTACTGGAACCTGCCCCTGACGCCCGGGCAGAAGCGCCACGCCCTCGGCATCCTGGGCAGCGACACCGACGTGGATGCTGTCGAGGCCGTGGCCAAGGCCATCGCGCTCCTCGGCACGACGCAGGCCCGCCGCCGCTGGGGCTTCTCCGGCAAGGTGGTGCGGGTGGGTCGGCGCAGCCAGGTCTCCGAAGACCGCAAGGAGAGCGTGCTGAAGCGCGCCCGCGAGGCCTTGCACGGGGCCATCGGCGGCGACGTGGTGGCCGCTCCCGACGGCGGGGTGACCCTCACCCCCGAGCAGGCCAAGGGCCTCGCCGCACACCTCGACCACCTCGTGGACGCCGGGTGGGGCGAGCAGCTGCCGGACGAGTTGATCAGTCCGCAGAAGGACCTCACCAAGCTGACCGAGCAGGAGTGGTCGGACATCGCCAACACCACGGTCGACGACGTGGCGGGCCCTGGCAGCTACCGCGACCGCCAGGCCGACCGGGTCGTGGGCAACGCCGCGGAGAGCCTCCTCGGCCGCGCGGTCGACGCACTGTCCACCGTGCCCATCTTCAACGGCGTGCGCCGGAAGCTGACCGAGGCCTTCGACACGACCTTCGCCGGCAGCAAGAACATCAACCCCGCCGTGGCCGAGGTGGTGGACGGGTGGCGTCGCGAGTTCAGCGACGTGGCATCCCAGATTGCCCGCCTTCGTGAGCATGTTCGCGCGGGCACTGCAGACGAGACGGCCGAAGTCCTGATTCGGAAGATTGCCAAGGAACTGCCCGCCGTGGGCCCCGACCCCAAGGTGGTCGACGACCTGGTGGTGCTGAACCGCGCCCTCAACCCTGAGGGGGACGTCACGCCGACCGTGCAGACCTTCCTCGACAACAAGGCCGCACTACGCGCGCTGTTCGACGCGACGCCGGCCCACGGTCCCGCGGGCATCGTCGAGGCCGACGCGCTCCCCCGCCTCCTCCGCCTCGACGCGACGTCGGACATCAAGGACCCGGTCATCGCCGCGGCGATTGAGGTGATCCAGACCGGCATCCGCCGACGCTACGAGGCGGTGCGTGACACCGGCCTCCGCATCGAGCAGCGTATGTCCGGCCGCGCCGACCTCGGCGTGGCGACGGGCGACCCCAACCTCCCCATCAACGCCTACAAGCTGTGGTACGCGGGCAAGTACCAGGAGCTCGCCGCTCAAGCCCAGCGCCGCGGCCAAACCACCGACCCAGGCAAGTCCGGCGCGTCGGGGAGCTCGAGCGACGCGGCGGGCCTCGTGTTCGACCCAGTGTCCGGCGCCCTCGCGGTGGTGACGGGTCTCCTCGCCGACGGCGTGCTGGCCTCGGCGGCGGCCGATATGATGCGCCTCGGCCTGCCGGTGCACACCGACAGCGTCAACTTCGGCGGGCGCAACTTCGACCAGTGGGTGCCGCTCGGCAGCACCTCGATGTCCCGGGCGAAGTACCGGGCGCTGGTGCAGGAGTACATGAACGCCATCCTCAGCTTCCAGGGTTCGCAGTCCAAGCAGTTCAACGAGGCGCGGGAGTTCGTGGGGACCGAGATGCTCCCGGTCCAGGTGTCGGGGCTGAACGATGGAAAGTTCGACCCGTCCGCCTGGGCAGACGCGCACCGCATCCTCGACTCTTGGGGCATCAAGAGCAACACCTCCGGGATGGAGACGATGGTCCTCCCGACGGGCGAAGAAGTGTTCATGCCCAAGATCATCAAGGACGAGCTCACCGGACTCTTCGACCGCACGGCGAAGGCTGGGCTCCCCTGGACGAAGTCGGCGGAGGGCGAGCCCGACAAGATTCTCGGCCGGTTCGGCGAGTTCGTGGACGGGAGGCTCTACCCCAACAACAACCTCCAGTACAAGGGCAAGGGGAGCCTCGCCGACAACGTCAACATCGCCGTCCGGACGATGGTCAACATCCCCGGCCGCACTCTCGCCATGGCGCGGGTCGGCGTCACCACGGGCGTCGGCATCCCCAACCCCGCCTTCTACATCGGCAACGTCTTCGGCGGCCTCCTGCAAGCCGTCCAGAGCAAGGGCGCTGTGGGCACGGCGCGAATGCTGGGCCGCTACCTGCCCGGCGTCGGCGGAGATGCCGGCAAGGTCCTCCGCAGCGTGTTCTGTCGGGTGTGGGGCGACTCTCAGGGCTACTTCAAGCCTGCTTCGGGGTCGTTCATCGCCGACAACGGCGCGGTCATCAGCGACGACTTCATCACCAAGACCGTGGTCAAGTACGGTCTGCACACGTCGCAGCCGCGGGCCGAGTCGGCCATCCGCATCATCGACGACCTTCGCAACCATGAAGGCACGTTCTGGACGCGGGTGAAGCGCGACCGCATCTTCGACGTGCCGCTCCTCGGCACTGCGGAGAGCGCGGTCCGGACGGGCGTGTCTACGACCTTCCGCTACTGGCAGGGCATCCTCGGAGACGCAGCCACCGCAGTGGACGACCTCTTCCGCGTGGCGACCTACGTCGACGAGCTCGCCGGCGGGGTCGCCCCGGCCGAGGCCGCCGCCGTCGCCCGCCGCACTTCCTTCGACTACGCTGACCTCACGGACTTCGAGAAGGAGCACCTGCGTCGGTTCATCATGTTCTACACCTTCCAGCGTCGCAACGCCGACCTGTTCTGGTGGACGATGCTGAACCACCCTTCCCGCATCATGGGCCAGGTGCGTGCGGTGCGGGACGCGCAGGAGCACTTCCTCGGAGAGGACGACTCCGAGAGCATCCTCCCCGAGCACCTCGACGGGCGCCTCATCATCGGGATGCGGAAGACTCTCGGCGACGAAGCGGCCCTGCGGGGCTCCCTCGGCACGATGACCGTCGCACCTCCGCTCCCGGCGATGGACCACCTCGGGCTGTGGGTCTCCATCTTCCGGTCCTTGAACAGCGACGAGCCGCGGGGCGGGCGCGAGATCATCTCCCGCCTGGCCCCCGAGTACCAGGCGCCGTTCGTCCTCGGCCTGGAGGTCGACATCTTCTCCGGCCGCGACCTCGCCGCCTTCAACACTGTCCCCTCGTGGATGGTGGAGATGGACCGCCAGATTTCCGGCGGGGCCATGGTCGACGACCTGTTCAAGGTCCGCAAGACGGAGAACAGCGACCCCTCCCGTGACGAGGCCCCCGGCGTAGATCGCTGGGAGCCCACGGGAGAGGGCGCGAAGTGGTGGTGGGTCTTCCGCAACCTCGTGCAGGTCCCGCCGTTCGGCCGGGGCACCGATACCATCACCCAGATGGCTCGGGCGGACTGGATTGTCGGGGACGTCGTGAACGGTGCCCGGTGGTATCGAGCCACTCAGGGCCCCGTGGGGGCCATCCGCGACAACCTCACCGACCCCTTCTTCCGCAGCGTGGTCCGCCCGATGATGGACGCCCTCCCTCACGTCGACCCTTCGGCGGTGCAGGTCTACGAGCCCCCGGCCATCGTGGAGGACCTCAACATTGAGCGCGCCGGCTACACGCCGGGCCTTGAGGCCGCGCAGCTGTTCGGCGTCAAGAGCGTCATCGTACCGACGGCCGCCATCGCGGCGGACGAGGACGAGGTAGGTCGCCGTCGCCGCATCAGCACCGCGGCCTCCGAGGAGCGGAAGCGCGACCCCTACCGGTAGCTGTAAAACCTACCCGCCGGTCGGTTTTGTGTTATCGTTGCCTCCTCTTCGTTCTCTTCCCTTTCGAGGTCTCCAATGAAGCTCGCCGCCGCCGATACCATCATCGAGGAAAGCCTCCTTCTCGACACCGGCTTCGTGTTCTACAACCGTGCGCGCACGGCCAGCATCACTGCGGGGACCTCGGGGTTCTCCGTCGTGGGCGACGCCTCTGACACCGGCATCGCCGGTACGGCGGGCTCCTCGGGTACGGGCACCACCTCCGGCACCGCCGGCGGTGCGATGGCTCGCACCGGCGGCGCGGGGGGCTCGGCCACCTCGACCGCGGGGGCGGGCGGCGGCGCCGGCGGTGCGGTCGCCAACACCGGCGGTGCGGGCGGCAGTGCCGCAGGCACCTCGGCAGCTGGCGCAGGCGGCGCGGTCACCAACACCGGCGGCGTCGGCGGAGCGAAGACCGGAACCGGCACCGCCAATGGCGGGGCGGGCGGCGGGGTCTCCTCTCGGGGCGGCGACGGTGGGGCCACGGCCTCTTCCAACGCGGGCTCCGCGGGCGGCGCTGGCGGCACCGCCGGTCTCCGCGGCGGCGCGGGCGGCGCGGCCACTGCCGGCGCGGTCAGCGGCAACGGCGGTGGCATCCCCCTCCAGCCCGGCGCGGCCGGCGCGGCCTCTGGTGGAAGCACCGTCGGCAATGCCGGCATCGTCTACGTGGCCACGGCCACCACCCCGGTGGCCGCCACCGGCGCGGTCGACCAGACCGCCGCGACGGTCGCCAACGCGGGGACCATCTCCGCGGCCCAGCATCGTGGCCAGCAGGTCTACCAGGACGCATCTGGCGGCAACGTGACCATGACGACCCTGTCCGCCACCCTGTTGGCGGGGGCGCTGCCCAGCCTCCCCACCGGCGGCTTCATCATGCTGTACTGCGCCAGCAATCACGCCAGCAACACCTCCACCATCGCAGGAGGGACCGGCGTGACCGTGGTGGGCGCCGCCTCGTTCACCCAGACGGGCGCCACCTTCCTCCTCCGCAAGACCGGCGCCGCGGCCTTCGACCTCATCCGGGTCGGGTAGTCCGTGGCGAGGGCCTTCTCGGTCAGCGTCGAGGTCTCCGACAGCGGGGACATGAAGTTCCATGTCGACGTGGCGGACGGCGACGACGTCCGCTTCTACGACGTGGTCCATCACCTGCGCCAGGTGCTGACCGACTGCGAGTCTCGGGGAGCTCTCCGCGTGTCCACGCGCACGGAGTTCGCCGAGGCCTGCGACAAGGCCGTCGCCCAGCGCGACTGGGCCGAGGGCGTCCTCGCGGACTGGGAGCCCACGCTGGACGGGGTGTCGAACTACGGCACCCACTACACGCGGACGTTCGTGAAGAGCGGCTACCTCGAGCACGTCGAGGCACCTTGTGACATCAACGGCGGCGGCACCTTGGCCACTGCTGCGGTGCTGGCTGAGTGGGTTCCCACTGCAACGGCGGAGGCGTAGTCATGGCGCAGGGGTTCATCAGCGAAGAAGCGGCCGTTGCGAGCATCTCGACGCCAGCGGCCCTCGCTCGGGTCATCACCCTGTCGGGACGGGCCGCCGCCGTTGCGCGCGACCCCCTGGCGGTGTCGAGCCCTGCGGGCGGGTACTTCTCCCACCTCGACCTGGTGGTGCTGGCCACGGCGGGCACGCCCACCGGTTGCAGCATCGTCCTCACCTACGACGCCGCGGGCGACGAGGTGTTCGCGGTCATCCCCGCCACCGACGTCACCTTGGTGCCCGCGCTCACCACGGCGAGCACCTACCTGGCGACTGCCAAGCTCGACAAGTGGTGTCGCCTGCCAACGGGCGGCGTGGCGGGCATCGTCTACGCCTTCCTCGCGATGACTGGCGGGGCCACGGTGACGCTGCAGACGATGCGCCTGCACTGGCGCGACGGCCACAGCGGAGGGTAGCATGCCCCCTCGGCCGAGCCTGACCCGCGCGGACATCGTTCAGATCGTCAACGCCATCGTCGACCGCCTGCACAACCTCCCCCTGGGCCTCGGCGGCCTCCGGCGCATCGGAACCGACGCGAGCTCGGCCGCGCCTGGCACCCTCGCCGCCAACGACTTCCTGGTGAAGACCGCCTCGAGCACGCTGTCGGCGGAGCGGGTGGTCACGGACACGGCAACGGTCACCTGGGACTGGGGCACCGCGGGCCAGGCGAAGGCCAACGCCTCAACCTCGGGGCTGTCGGTGCTCACCACCAAGGGCGACCTGTGGGGCTTCTCCACCGTCAACGCGCGCATCCCCGTCGGCACCAACGGCCAGGTACTGACGGCGGACTCGACGCAGGCTCTGGGCGTGAAGTGGGCGGCGGTCGGCGGCGGCTCCGGCGATGTCGTCGGCCCGGCGTCGTCGGTCGTCAACGAGCTCATGGTGTACGCGGACACCAGCGGCAAGCTGGCTGGGCGGGCAACCGGGACCGGCCTCGCCAAGCTCACGTCGGGCGTGCTCTCGGCGGTGACGACGTGGACCGGCGCGGGGCTCACGGGCACGGCCTCGCGGCTCGCCTCGTTCGATGGCTCGGGGAACCCAACCTCCGTGGCGATCGGAACCACGGCGGGTACTGTGGCGGCGGGGGACGACTCCCGGTTTACGGACGCGCGGACTCCCACGGGTGCAGCGGGCGGCCAACTCGGCGGCACTTACCCCAATCCCGACGTGCGCGGGCTGCGGGAAACGTCCGGCCCCACCAGCCTGACGATGGGCGCCGTGGCTGATGGGCAGGTTCTCCAGCGGAGCGGCAACACCATCGTCGGCACGTTTCTTCTCCTCGCCGTGGCCGCCATCGCCGCGCCAGAACTGGCCGCCGGGATTGACGGTTCGGCCGCTACCACGGGGACTCTCGTATAATGGCACTCCCACTCGCCGCGCTCACGTTCTACCGCATGGCCGACGCCAGCCCCGCTTCGGCGGACATCAACGGGCTTCTCGACGCCATCTTCACGGCCGGGTCAGCAGCCAACGACTACCGCGGGACCGCGCTTCCATCGTCGCACGTCTGGACGTGGGCGCGTCAGGTGACCGGCGTCACCGTGGCGACCTACGTCACGCCGCCGGCCGGCACCGGAATGGGGCTCTCTCCGGGGCTGATCTTCGCGGGCGCCACCGGCGCTCCGACGCCAACGATGGCGAGCCCCGACACGTTCACCGCGTCGAACCTCCTGCTCGGCATCGTAAAGAACCGAGGCGCGTGGAACGACTGGGCCAATGCGGCACCGTTCACCAGCGGCACCTTCTCCGGATACTGGCGGGCGGCAGGTACGACGTGGAACGCCACGGGCGCAAAGGTGCGCGTCTACATCTCCGAGGAGGTGATCTTCGTCCAGTTGATCGGCGTGACAGTCACTCAGCAGGCTTGGATGGCTCTCGGCGCTATCGTCGAGCCGCACCAAACCAACTCCGCGTCTGGCGGGCTTGACGCAGAGACGGACGATCGGCTCTACGGAATGTGGGCAACGGGGGGCGGAGCCACAATGACTACAACCTGGCTGAACTCGAACGCCCCCCAGAGCCCGTTCAATCATGGCGTCTCTGCTGGCCAGACCCACGGCATGGTCTGGCAGCCAGGGACGAGCACGCTCTACACCAGTGGCCGGAAGATACACTTTTCGGCAGCGGGCTCTGTAGCAGAAACTACGACCCCAGGGGGCATGTTCGTTGGTGACCTAATGCCCTTCCACAGGTCTACCGGCGGAACAGCGAACAACGGAAGCCGTCTCGGAATGCTCCGGGGCATCTACCCCAGCGGGCAGTTCCAGAGCGGCAAGACGATCCGCAACGGCTCGACCGACCTCTACCACTGCATCTCGACGGATACGAGCGCGACGGCTGACGGCCTCATGCTGAAGGCCGCTGCGTAGCCACGTCGAGCCAAGTACCAAAAACGCTAAGAACGTGGTATGCAGACGCATGGCCGAGCCAGCGACCAGAGACGACCTCCGCGAGATCGCCGACGCGGTGCGCGACCTCGCGAGCGCGATGGCGGCCGGCGCGGGCGCTCGCGAGGCTCAGCGGCAGGAAGGGCAGGCCCGCGGGGAAACGGTGGTCGCTCAGATCGCCGCCCACCACAGCACGAGCACGGCGATCATGGGCGAGCTTGTGCGGCGGATTGACTCGCTGGAGCGCACCAAGTCAGGAGCGCCCTACCTACTTGTTTACACGTTGATTGCCGCGATTGTGGTACAGGGTGGCGTGGTGTTGCACCTTTACGGCCAATCGAAAGGGCAGGATGCGAGCGCCGCATTCCGTGACGCCTCCCACGCTGCGGAGACGCTGGTGCCGACGATGCCCGGCGAGGAGTCGCCCGAATGACGACCGACCACGCGACCGAGATGGCGTTGATCGAAGCGGCCCGCGCGAAGGCAGAGGCGGTGTGGCTCCGGTGCTCCTCCCCCGGTGCCCCGTCACAGGCTCAGCCCGCAAAGGCCAGCGTCACACCACGCCGCCCTACCGCCGCTGCTGGCGGGTAGGTCGCTGGCGCACCTTCGGCGCCCGGTGGCGTCGGGCCTCGACGGCGGCCACGGCCTCATCGAGCGCGGCGAGGCTCTCCGCGTTCGCGGCATCGATCGCCTGCCGGCGAGCGGCATCCATGGCATCGCGCTCTCGCTCGCGTCGCAGGTCTGACAGGTAGTCGCGGACGACGGCGGCGAGGATAGCGCCCACGACCAACAGGAGCGACGGCCGGAGGAGCGGTGCCCACGCCTCGCCCGCGATCGTCAGCCACGCGGGCGCCTCGATGCGGTGGGGGGGCGTGGCCATTCTGTATGCTACCCCGGTGGAAAGTCGCCGTGCTACACTCGTCGGATGACCGACACCGAGCACCTCGCCCAAATGCACCCGTGGCTTCGCGAGCGCGTGGCCGCTGCCATCGCCGACTGGCGGGCGGGCGCTCTCGAGGGGGAGACGATTCGGATCGTGGAGTCGGTGCGGGCTACGTCCACGCAGGCCAAGTACTTCGCCGAGGGCCGATCGAAAGCCGACGGCGTGAACCGGCTGAGCCTACACCAGTTCCGGCCAGCCCTTGCAGCCGATGTCGCCGTGATTCGCGGTGGCAAGGTGGTAGCGAAGGCGTCCGATCCAGCGTGGGCGCTGTGGGGCGTGTGCGCCCTCGCGCATGGCCTGGAATGGGGCGGCGCATGGACCGGCCTCGTGGACTGCCCCCATGTGCAAGTGCCCGTCAAGCAGCGCGTGCGGCTCGCTCAGGTGGCCGCGGGCGTCGAGGCCGATGGCCTGTGGGGACCGGCGACCGAGCGCGCGATCAAAGGCCCGTTCCGCGGTGGGAGCGGGTGGGAGCGAATGAGCCTCGCGGCGTGGGCCGCATTGGAGCACGGATGACCATCCCCGACACCATCGAGGCGCTGAGGCGCAAGGCGATCAACCGCGAGCAGGCGATCGACCTCCTCGTGCCCGAGCTTGACCGGCTCCTCGCGTTCGAGCTCCTGCCCGTGGTGGGCGGGTTCGCCGAGGCGCTTAGCGATCAGTTCCTTCGCCCGATGGCGGGCGGCATCGTCAACGCGGCGCAGGCGCGGTGGGCGAAAGAGCGCCGGGCCGCGAGGGTGGCGGGGAGGCGGTGACCGTCGCCAAGTGGGCGCCCTTGGTCGGGGGTTAGCCGGAGCCGTAGCCGGAGCCGGAGCCGTAGCCGTAGCCGGAGCCGGAGCCGTCGCCGTAGCCGGAGCCGGAGCCGTCGCCGTAGCCGTAGCCGTAGCCGTAGCCGTAGCCGTAGCCGTAGCCGGAGCCGGAGCCGTCGCCGTCGCCGTCGCCGTAGCCGGAGCCGGAGCCGTCGCCGTAGCCGTAGCCGTAGCCGTAGCCGTAGCCGGAGCCGTCGTCGTCGCCGGAGCCGTCGTGCTCTACTTCGTCCACGGCGATACCTTGTTCACCGCGTCCACCGCCGCTGACGACATCAGGTGCGCCTCCAGCACTTCCGCGACGATGGGCGCCGCGGCTGGCCCGATCTTACCGCCGCTCGGCCCGGTCAACGCGAGTGAGGAGCACTCGCCCGCGCCCGTCCACGACCAGAGGCGCCGCGCGGTGCTGAGCGTGAGCGTGTGGCCGGCGGCGCCCTCGTGGGCCGACTCGACCACGCCGGCCCACACGCCGGAACCGCGCGAACGAACCAGCGCGACCTTGCCGACGAGCGGCGCGAACGGGGAGGCGGTGGGGGCGACGGTCGCGCCACCGAACAGGGAGGCGAGCCGCTTGGCCTCGCCGATGGTGAGAGAGTCGAGGTCGATCATGGTTGCTCCTGGAGTGGTCCCCGTCCGTGGGGCAAGGCCCCCATCCTTGCAGGGGGCTACGTCGCCTGGATGGCGATGCGGGGGCGAGGCCCCCTTCGGTTAGGCGCCATCCACCTCCCCCGCCGGCACCCACAGCGCGAGCCCGCACGGCAGCACGACGAGGAGCACCTGACCCGCGGCGGTGTAGTTGGCGTCGGCGATGGTGACGGGGAGGGAGAGGTAGCGCATGGGATGGGTATCGGCATCGGCGAGGGTGGGCATTAGGGCGACTGGCGGGCAGCGGCGAGGGCCTTCCGCACTCCTGGAGTAGTTGCCGGGGGGGCATTCCCTGCACCGAGTTTGCCCCCCCGGACCCCGCGGGATTGCGGGGAAGTGAAGGCGCCAGCCTCGCCCGACCCCAAGGCGGAGAAGCCTGTACGGGCGAGGCCGGCGCGGAGGGGGTTACGGAGGGGACGCGAGGAACAGCCAGAGCAGTAGCGTGCCAACGCTGCCCACGAGGCCGAGGAACACCGCAGGCGGCTCCTCCGAGCACCGCGGGCACTCGTCCTCGACCAGCTCCACGTCCTCGCCACGCGACCAGCAGTAGCCGCAGAGGGTGCCCTCTTCAGGCGCCCGCGCCTCGTACTCACGCTCGGCGCGGGAGAAGCCGCTGGCCAGGGCTCGGTTGAACGGGTTCATCTGTTGTTCTCCTTCGGGGTTCGTGCGGCTCGGTGCCGCCACAGCATCATGCTCCGGCGCCTTTCGCGGCGCAACCCCCCAATGAAGAAAAAAGAACGCACGGTGAGTTGTTGTGTTCGCAGAGTGAGTCTGTTAGTGTGCAGTATGCCGCTCACCCCGACGACCTCGTTCCACCTTCTCCTAGCCGAGGCGCGACCGCGCTCCGTCAGCCAGGCCGCCGCCGCCCGCGCCCTGGGCGTTTGCCGCTCCACCCTCTCCCTGTGGGAGCGCGGCCAGCGGAAGCCCCCCTCCGGGGACCTGGCCAAGCTCCTCTTCTACTACGCCGTGAACGAGCAGGTCCGCCTTCGGGTGTACGATGCCGCCGGTGAATGACGACTACCGCGCCGCCCGCGAGGGGCATGGCTCAACCTCCCGTCCAATCCGGGTGGACGAACCACATGGCCTGCCCGGCCTGAGCGCTGCGGAGACGCAGCCGGCGCGACCCCCTTCCTACGTCGACCCCTTCGGGGGCTCCTTGACCCGTGAGGTCACCCGCTGCATCGACTGCGGCGTCGGCCCCCAGACCTACCCCGGCCGCCGGTGCGGGGGCTGCTGGCGGGCGTCCACCGGGATTGTGCTGGCCCCGCCGGTGGCGCCTCCCCCGGCCCCCTCGCCGGTGTTGGTGGTGCTCAAGGAGGTCGCTCCCGCGGCGGCGCGGCCCCCCGTAGCGCGGGCGCCCAGCAAGCGGTGTCTGTGGGCCGGCTGCGACCGCAAGCACGCCCGCTACGGCGCGTGTCAGCGGGACTCCCGGCGGCTCGTCAGCATGGGTGCGGTAGGGACCGACCCTGACACCTGGCCCTCGGCGTGGGAGGTGTACCAGCAGGAGCTCGACGACCTCGCCGCCTGGAACGGCCAGGTCCACCGCGGGCTGGGCCGCGCGGAGTCCCGGCCGATGTTGACCCTCAAAGAATGGCGCGCCCTGCGCCGAAAGGCGGACGTGTGAGACGCGACAACGATGCCTACTTCACGGCCCCGGCGTTAGCCCAGGCCCTCGTCGACACGCTGGACATCCTCCCCGGCGACGAGGTGCTCGAGCCCCACGCCGGCGGCGGGGCCTTCGTCGAGGCCCTCCTGCGGCGCACGCCGGCGGTGGTCGCCTCTGACATCGCTCCCGGGACGGGGTGGTACGTGCAGGACTTCCTGACGCTGCTGCCCACCACGACGTTCGACTGGGTGGTGGGGAATCCCCCGTTCAAGAACTTCGAAGCCCATGTCGCCCAGGCCCTGACCATCGCGCCCCGGGTGGCCTTCCTCCTGCGCCTCGCGGCGATGGAGTCCATCGGGCGGATTGAGACGTGGAAGGTCTGGCCCCTGCGTCGGGTCAGGGTTCTGGCGGAGCGGCCCTCGTTCACGGGGGACGGTCGGTCGGACTCCTGCGCCTACGGGTGGTTCGAATGGGACCGGGCATGGGCGGGTAAGCCCGCCGAGGTCGTGCCCTGCTGGTCGTGGCGGAGGGTGGCCTCGTGAAGTACGGCTCCGTCTGCTCCGGCATCGAGGCCGCCACCGCGGCTTGGCACCCACTCGGCTGGACGCCGGCGTGGTTCGCTGAAATCGAAGCGTTCCCCAGCGCGGTCCTCGCGCATCACTACCCTCAGGTGCCCAACCATGGTGACTTCACCCAACTCATCGACAACTCGCCGGAGGGCGTCGACGTCCTCGTCGGCGGAACCCCCTGCCAGGCCTTCTCCGTCGCAGGACTCCGACAGGGTCTTGCCGACCATCGCGGCGGCCTCACGCTGGAGTTCCTTCGACTGGCTCGAGCACTTCGCCCGAAGTGGATCGTCTGGGAAAACGTCCCCGGTGTCCTGTCGCAAGACGGAGGACGGGCGTTTGGAGCCTTCCTCGGGGGGCTGGAAGACCTCAGGTATGGGTGGGCCTACCGGGTCCTGGACGCTCAGTACTTCGGACTAGCCCAGCGCCGCAAGCGTGTGTTCGTTGTCGGATGTGCTGGAGGAGACTTCGCGCGTGCCGCAGCGGTTCTCTTTGAGCCGGAGGGCCTGCGTAGGGATTCTCCGCCGCGCCGTGAAGCGGGGGCGGGGGCGGGAGTTGCCGGCGCCATTAGCACAGGCGCTTCTGGCGGTGGCGGGCGGCTGATCGGGGCTGACGAGGCCGCCGCAAGTCAGATCGTACCGTATGGGGGTGGGGATGTGGCATGGCCCGCCACGATCGCCCCGACGCTCTACGCTCTGATGGGCGAGAAGATGGGCATGGAGAACCAGCACATAAACAGCGGAGCGGGGCACTTTGTTCCCACGCTATCTCCGTGCCTCGAAACCCAGGTGGGTGGCCTGCGCCACCCCGACACGCAGGCCTATGTCGTCAACGCGATGCCGGTCTCGCTTGGTAAGGGCCTTGGGCACAACAAAGATGACTACTGCGTGCCGTCAACACAGGGCGTCCGCCGCCTGACGCCGACCGAGTGCGAGCGGTTGCAGGGGTTTCCCGATGGCCACACCCTCGTTAGCTACCGAGGCAAGGCGGCCAAGGACTGCCCCGACGGCCCGCGCTACAAGGCCCTGGGGAACTCGATGGCGGTGCCGGTCATGCGTTGGATCGGAGAGCGTATCGCTCTCGCGGAAGCCCTCGCGGAAGCCCTCGACCAGGCGCCCCCGGTGCCATCGGTGCCATCGGTGCCTGCGTGGTTGCAGACCTGGTCCGGTCGGCAGGAGCAGGATTGAGCCTCCTTGGCGGGCGCCCTACGCGCCGACCTCGCCCTCGTCCACGTCCACGTCCACGTCGAGGACCGGGTCAGGCGCAGGGTCATTGAGGTCCTCCACGGGTACGTCGAGGATGTGAGCCAGGCCTACGCGCAAGGCCGCCAGCATCGCTGCGTGGCGGCTGACGCGCAGGCCCGTCCGCTTCGACAGCTTCTCGGCGGCGAGGTCGCCCGCCGCCCTCAGGAGGTCAGCGGCGGCGGTGTTGAAGGTGATGATGCGGTTCATGGGGTGACTCCGGGGTGCAGGGCGGGATGGATGCGTAGGTGGTGAAGACCTAGACCGATGGCGTCCCAGGTGTCGAGGGTGCAGGCGCGGCCGGGGCGAATCGCGGCGAGCTCACCCACGGACAGGCGGGCCTTCGACCGGGCGGCGATGACCTCCTTCGGGGCCTGCCCCTTCCACGCCGCGGGGTCGTAGTGGACGACCTTCGCGCCCAGGGAGGCCGCGATGGCCGCGAGGCCCCCCGCCACGCCGGCGACTTGCAGGACATCGTTGGGGTCGGCGACCGCGTGGGGGTAGATGACCTGTCCCTCGAGCACGACGACGTCGACCCCGTGGAGCGCCAAGGGGGACCAGATGGCTGCGGCGACCTCCCCCCAGGACTTGGGGCCGCGCCCCGGCACACGCGGCCGCGCGGCGTAGGCGTCGACCAGACGCCCGTCGACGAAGAGGGCCACGCCCGTCGTGCGGAGGGCGGGGTCGAAGCAGACCAGGTGCTTCACTCAGTCCACCCGCCCCTGCCGGAGATATCGGAGCACCAGCCGCCGCTGTCGAGCGTCAGGTGGGGGAGAGGCAACTCTTGCTGCGCGGGGGCCATGGGGTCGCGCGCTTCGCGAAGGCCGCCATCCCCCCAAATCTCCCACACCCGCCAGCCGGGGAGCCAGCGTTGGTATGGGTCGGCGTGGTCAATCCAAGGCTCCCCGCTCGCGGAATCAGAGATGCAGATGAGGGTCCTGCCCTCGGCCCAGGGGAGCACTGCTGGGTGCGGGTCGGCGGCGGCCAGCTGCTCTCGCGTGACCACGCTGCCGTACTCGGCCTCCAGAGCGTACCACTTTCCGACGTCGAGTACCTCCTTGCGCTCGAGGTCCACGAGGTAGTAGTCGACGCCCACTACCCCTCCGTCGGAGGTTTGGGGGTCCACACCTGCAGGCGGCCGTTCTCGTCGACCACCCGCTCGGCGCTCTTCGACCAGCGGTCGGAGGCCTCGGTCTCTACGCGGACGGCGACGTCCGGCATGTAGTACCGCATGCACTCGACCATGATCTCCTCGAGGCGGACCGCGGCCTCGTGCACCCGGGCGATGGGTGCGGACAGGAGCACCTCGTCGTGCACGAAGGCGTGGACCAGGCACCCGTACAGCGGGCTCGGCGCTTCGCCGGGAAGGGGCGGCAGGAAGCACTCCCGCACGATGGCGCGCAGGGCCCGCTTCGCGCCGTCGGCGGCGAGGCCTTGGAAGAGGCTGTTGCACGCCGCGGTGTAGCGGCACCCGCCCCGCACACGCCCGGAGCGCAGCTGCGTCAGGTCGAAGGTCTCGCCGGTGCCCGCCAGCTGGGAGATGTAGGCGAAGTAGTCCTTCATCTCCGGGTAAGCGTCGAACCACACCTGCTTCAGCTCGGCGACGAAGTCCCGGTCGAGGACGAGCCCATACCCGAGGGCGAACTCCACGAAGGCGTCGGGGCCCATGCCGCCGGGGAAGCCGAAGTTCAAACTTTTCGATAGCTGGCGTTTTTCCTTTGCTTCGGGGTCTTTGGTCGTGTAACGGGCGAGGGCCTCCTCGTAGGGGATGCCCATGATCTGAGCCGCCGTCACGAGGTGCAAGTCCTTGCCCTCGTTGATGGCGTCCGCCATCGCCGAGTGGCCGAAGAGGTCAAGACAGACCTGGGCGAGCGCGACGAGCTCCACGGTGGAGTAGTCCGAGTCCACGAAGGCATACCCTTCCGGCGGCCGGTACAACTCTCGGATACCCCCCTTCCGGGGCATCTGCTGGATGTTGGGGTTGAAGCTGCTCGTGCGCCCGGTCTCCTTCAGCACGTCGTAGCTGGGGTTCACGATGCCCTGCTTCAGCATCGGGATGAACGCCGACAGCAGCTTCTCCGCGCTGGCGGCTTCTCCAATGGCGACGAGCAGGTCGTCACCAGAGGCGAGAAGGGTGTCGCCGGCGGTGGACGTCGCGCCCTTCTCCGTGACGGGCAGGGGCACGCCCCGCGCAGCGTAGGCGCGCTCCACGCGAGCCTTCAGCACCTTCATGTCCTTGGAGCCGTTGGCCCGCAGGATGCCCGCTTGCCGCATCTTGGCGTGCACGTCGGCCACGCTGGCTTGGAGCTCGGCCTCCAGCTTGGCGACCCCATCGAGGTCGACCTCGAGGCCGGACATGGAGATGAGATGCAGCGCCCACGCGGCGTCCGTCTGGGGAAGCTCGTCCACGAGGGTCTCGGTGCCCTGTGCGAGGAACACGTCGAGGGTGGTGATGGCGTCCGTCAGGGCGTAGGCCATCGCGTCCTGAGGGTACTTGTGGATGGGTACGCCGTCGAGCTCGGAGTACCGCAGGCGCCAGGTGTCCCCGCCCTTGTCCATGGGGGTGTTGAGGTAGCGCTCGCTGAGCGCCCCCAGCGAGAAGCTGGGCATCTTGTTGGTGATGGCGTCGAAGCTCAGCCGGCCCTGGGCCAGCATGAACAGCTTGTCGCGGACCTGTACGTCTCGGATGCGCTCGTTGTCGTAGGCCGCGAACACCAGCCGCATCATGCGGTCGGGCTCGGGCGCCCAGGTGACGGCGAGGCCGAGGTCATAGGCGACGTTGGCGCCGACGAGGATCACGTCGGTGTCCTCCAGCCAGCCGTAGAGGCGCTCCCACCCGTCGTCCACGGCGACAAGGTCGACCTCGCCTCCTTCGGCGAAGGACATGCACACCGGCTTGGGTGCGAGGATGCCGGGCTCGATGAGGTACGACTCGAAGTCGAACGCCACGTAGCGTGGCGAAGGGGAGGGCATGGGGGTCTCCAGAGACAAGTACGGCCCGACCCCCGCGTGAGCGCAGGCCGGGCCGCCTTGGTGAGGGGTGGGGGCTACTCGGTGACCGCGTAGAAGTTGTGCTTGCTGAAGTCGCCGCCGGCCTTGGTCTTGGTCGGCTCGACCACGATGCGGAGCGCCGAGCCTGCGAGCGCGGTCCCGTCTCCCTCGAGGGCCTCCTCGATGGTCCCCTCGTCCACGTCGTCCTCGTCAGCGTTGGTGGCCGCCATGATGAACGCCTTGATGTCGGCGAGCGCCATGTCGGGGTACTTCCCGTTGAGCTTGGTCATCCACGTCGCCGCCGTGCCCGCGGGCAGGTCGGGGTTGGTGGACTCCTGGATGTCGAAGTCGACGACGAAGAACTGGTCGCTGCCGACCTTGCTCTCGACGTGGCGGACGCTGACGACGCTGACGTCGTAGCGACCCTTCGTGAAGAACTGACCCTTGGGGCGCGCGGCCCCGACCTTGCCGATTTTGCTGAAGATGCCCATGTTGTTGTCCTGTTGCGTTGCGGTTTACGTTGTGGTTCCGTCGAACGGTTGCTCGACTCAGGGATAGTATCAGAGTTCTATGTGGAGTCAAGAGGCGTAGCGCGAAGTGCATCATTTTTTCTGGCCACGGCCGGTCGTCCCTCGTCGGGTAGCAACGCCTCCCCCGCCGCCCGCAGCCGGTCGATGACCAGCGCGCGGGAGCAGCGGGGGATGTTGCGCGACTCGGCGGGGAGGGAGGAGAGGAGCGCGCGGGCGGCGGCGGGGGTCAATAGTAGGAGCCCCCACCGCCAACCCGCTTGTTCCGTTCTATGACCGCAGGGGCGCAGGCTGGGCAGTAGTCCACGCCCCGGCGCCAGTAGACCCAGCCCTTCGCCTTCAGCGTGCGCCGGGTGGTGTAGGTGTCGGCCGGCGGCGTAAGCCCCTCGACAGCGGCGCATGTGTTGCACACGAGGACGGTGCGGGCGCTCACGACTTCGCCCCGGCGGCTAACCGCAACCGCTCCACCTCGGCGGTGAGTTCGTCCACGCGGGCGAGGGCGGCGCGGAGGTGCTTCTCCGCGTCGGTCAGTCGGCGGTTCATGGGCGCGGCCTTCATCTTGCCAGACAGGCGCTGGGCTACAATGAAGCGCGTGTGGAGATCGAACGCCGCCAACGCCTCCCGAGCGGCGGTGAGGGGGTCAGACATCGGAGGCTCCCTGGGTGGTGAGGGCGGCGAGCGCCCCGAGCAACCGGCGCACTTCGCCCTCCGTCAGCTCGACATTCCGATGGCAGCATTCGACACGGGCGGCCGACGCATTCAGCGCGGCATCGCGCCGCCAGAACGCGGCGCTCATGGCGGTGGTCTGGGTCTGTGGCTCGTCCGCGAGGAGCGCCGTGGCCTCGGCACGGTAGGCGCTGGTTCGGAATGCGTATTGGTCCATCCACGCGATGCGTGAGTCCACCATGGCGGCCCCCAGCGCGAGCGTTGCCGCTTCGTAGGCGGCGATGGCGGCCTCGATGTTCTCGGGGGTGGGGTCGCTTTTGTGGAGCGTGGTGGCTACGGAGGCGATGAGGCTGTCGATGTTCATGGGATGTCCTTGAGGGTGCGAATCTGCCCTTGGGCGCGGGGTCACGGCTTCACCGTCCACCCGCGGCGCGTGGCCTCGGCTTCGATGTAGGCGCGGGCCTCGACCTCGGTGGCGAAGCTACGCACGTTCGGGCGCCAGTGCGCGAGCCACGTCTCGCCGGATGCCCGCGGGCGGTCGACCTGCGCGAGCCTTCGATTGCTCCTGCCCAGGAGGAGGATGTACCCAGGATAGCGGAAGGGCTCCGTCTCCCACCTCGCTACGTTGGCGGGCTTCTCCGTTGCCTCCCCCGTGGACGCCCGCAGCCCCTTCATCAAGGACGAGTCCGGATTCAGAAGCTGGTAGCTCAGCCACTCCATCGCGGCATCGCGGCCCTCGTTGTAGTAGCCCCCCGCCGAGTCGCCGCTGGCGTGCATCGCCTTCGCCGTGGCCTTGGCCTCGGTGGAGATGTCGGAGCACGCGCGGGCGAGGTGGGCGAGGTGGGCGGGGTTCAGCGGGGCCTTCAGGGCACAGAGCAGGGCCTCCGCCTCGTTGGGGAGAACGGCCCAGGCGTAGCCGCCAGCGACGGCGCGCTCGAGGGCAGAGATGAGGTGCGGGGGTACGGTCGGCGGCGTCGACATGGTCAGGTCTCCGAGGACTGCGAGTAGAACGATGCCAGCAGCAGCTTCTGCTGCTGGCCGGTGGACTGTTGAACGTAGGCCGCGTCGTCGCGCGCGGCGGTGAGGTAGGACAGGGCGATGCCGTCCCAGAAGGGCACCTCGACGAGGACGTCGTCCGCGTCCTGACCTTCCCTATGCGTGCGCCCGATGCAGTTGCCGACGACAGCGACCTTGCCGTTTCTCCGAGTGATGATTGCTCCGGACGCCACTTCAGCGCACCACACCCGCTCGGTATCCTGAGAGGGCACTACGCCCCAGGTCGGGCGGCTCAGCCACCTCTTGCAGGACGCCGACCGAGAGGTCACGTCTTCTGAGTAGTGCAAGAACCACATCTTCTTGTGGACCGACACGTTGCATCGAATCCCCCGGCGAACGCACAAGGACTGAAGCTGGTCCGCCACGCCCTTCCTGCTGGAGCAGATCGTGGCCGTGTGCGGAGTGTACCGGTCACCGGTATAGGCGCCATTCGTTTTGTTACCGTCCCCGGCCCACATTCCGTGAAGTAGCACGAGAAGTTGCCTGCGCGTCAACTGCGTCAGGGTGTCGGGGAGGTCCTTGTTCAAGAACGGCTGGAGCACTCGCCACCCGCGGCACTCCGCGCCATCCTGTCCCCCCAGGTCTCGGAACCTGCGGTCCCCGGGAATCTTGCTGTTACCGGAAACTGTCCACTTGTGAAGGGCGAACCGACGCTTTCCGAAGTTCGTCGGCGTAGTCACGAGGACGTGGCGGAATCGGAAGTTGCAAGCGCGCAGGGTGTCCTCGCAGAGGCGGACTATCTCTGGGTATCGGTCAGACTGAAACAAGCTGATCGTTCCGTTGGTCATGTTCCCGTCTGTCATGAACAGCCCAATGAACGTCAGTTCTGCATCGGTCAACGGAGCCTCCTCGCCCGGCTGTTCCCCCGCCACAGGAATCCGGAACGCTGGGGGCATCTCGGACGCCTGCACGAAGCTCCGCGGGCCGTACACGAGGCCGTCTCGCCCCGCAGGGCCGAGGCGCTTCGCGCGCTGGCACACCATTCGGTGGCCCGCCGTTACGCGAATGTCCAGGTGTGGATTGCTCAGTCCGAACATCTCCTCCTTGCCGAGAAGCCGCTCCACCCTCTTCCCGAAGGACCAGGTGACTGTGCCGTCTTCCACGGAATATGCCGCCACGTCCTCCCCCGCGGGCCACGGGTCGTCGATCCCTACCCAGCCGAGTCGCGTGAGGATTTCGGTCTTCTCATCCAAGCACTGTTCCCACACCTTCCCCGACGACGAGACCTCGGGGACCAGGTTGGTGTTCCAGGCCTGCAGGTTCCGCCCGGTGCCGAAGCTCGAGCGGGACAGCGCCACGGTGCGGGGCTTCTTGGGCACGGGCGCGCCGGGGCGGAGGACCGCCATGCCGCACTCCTCCAGCGCGTCGAGCAGGGCGATGGACTCGCACCACACCAGCACCGGGCCGCGCTCGCGCTCGAGCCGGTCGACGCAGTCGAGCAGGTCGTCGACGAAGGCGTAGGACAGCCACGTCGTCTTGACCGGCGGCGGGCGTTGGTACTGCTCGTCCCACCTGCCGAGGGCCATGCTGTCGACGGAGGTCCCTTGCCCGGCGCGCACGCGCTGCTCAACCTGCAGGGGGCTGTCGACGCCGGGTAGGCGTCGGGCGAGGGTGTTGCGGACGACGCGGGCCCAGCCCGCGCGGGCCTCCAGCCACTGCTGGTCGGGTCCTTTCGGGCCCCAGTCCCAGGTGTAGTAGAAGCCGGTCTGGAGCTGGCGCATGGCCGCGGCCTGCTCGCTGGCCCGGAGCAACTCCGTTCCGTCGGGGAGCTCCCAGCGGGTGCGGAGGACCTTCATGGCCTCGACGAGGGCCTCGGGCTTGTTGAGGCGGCGGGTCCGCAGGATGATGCTGCACTCCGCCGCGGAGGTGTCGACGGTGCAGATGACGCCCGGCGCGGAGCGCAGGCGGGCGTAGTAGCTGGCCCGGGGAGTGTTCTCCGGGGTGGGGTAGGCGTCGACGAGGGGCTGCACCGCCGCGCGCTGGTGGTCGGTGGGCGGGGCCTCGGGGCGCGCGTCGATGCACGCCGCCCAGGCCTGCACCTCCACCCAGTCTCGGGGGAGGGGGCTGCGCTCGCGCAGGGCGAGCTCGGCGATGTGGTCGTAGTCGAGCAGGCTGCGGTTGGACATCGTCCCGCTGAGCGCCACGAGGCGCGTGTCGGGGTGCTCCTGGAACCACTGGATGAAGCGCCGCGTGCGCGCCGACTCCCGCCGGGCGAGGCAGTGGACCTCGTCCGCGACGATGAGGTCGGGCGCATGGGCCGTGAGCATCGCCTGCTTCTTGGCGCTGGAGAGGTCGTCGTAGCTCATCACGAGCAGGTTCTCGTGGATGCGGAAGTGGTCCCTCCACCGGTTCACTTCGGCCTTGGTCTGCGCGAGGAGCGAGGAGGGCACCAGCAGCAGCGGGCGGTAGGTGTTGGGGACGACCGACGGCGCGAGCACGGAGATGAGGAACTTCCCCTGCCCGACACCGATGACGCCCAGCAGCCCGTCGCTGCGCTGGGCCTCCCCGAGCGCGGCGAGCTGGACCTGCCTCAGAGCGTGGGGGGTGCCCGGCACGAGCAGGTCCTCCGCGTGAGCGGGGGGCAGACGGTCCGCCGCATCGAGGCGGGGCAGCGACAGGATGCGGCGGACCTCAGGGAGCATGGCGGCTTAGCGCGTCCCGCGCAGGACGAACGCCGCGGTGGGGACGAGGGCCTGGGAGACCTCCTTCCACACGCCGTTCATGGAGTCGACCAGAAGCAGCGTGCCGTCCGCGGGCAGCGCGAGGCTGGCCATGTACGCCACCGTGCGCTCGCCGGCGCGGAAGTCCCGGAGGAACGCCGGGCCGCCGGTGGACTTCTCGTAGCTGGCGATGATGGGGGCGAGGTAGGCCTCCATGGTCTGCACCGTCCACCCCTGCGGTGCGACGACGATGCCCACGTCGACGAGGAGGGCGAAGCCATTCTGTACGGAGGATGCGGGCAGCGTGGGGGTCTCGGTGGGGGTCTCGGTGGGGGTGGCCTTGACCACCTCGACGGGCTCGGCCCGCGCCACCACGTCGAGTGCGACCGCTTGGGCCACCTCCTCCGTGGGCGTGGTCGGGCCGACGAGCGACAGGTCGAGGCCCTTGAGCGTCAGGGCACCGGGCCACGCCGCGCAGGCGCGCTCGACGTGGGACCACGCCACGCGCTGCAGGTCGAGGGCCGAGCCCACGATGGCGCGCAGATCCTTCGAGGAGATGGTGGTCTTGCCGTCGGCGAGCTCGCGCTCGATGGCCGCTTCGGCCACGGGGTAGTCGAAGCCTTGGTGCGCCACGGCGCGGGGGCCGGGGGGCGCGGTGGTGGCCCGCTCGGCGACGATGGGGGTGCCGGCCTGTTCTGCGATGGCCTTGGCCTGCGCCAGCGCGGTGGCCATGGCCTCGGCGGTGGTCTGGGCCTCGGCGCGCCGGGCCTCCTCCTCTTCCTTGGCCTTCGCCTTCTCGGCGGCCGCGCGCTCGATAGCGCGCTGGGCCTCGACGACCTCCACGGCGGCGGAGTCCCAGCCCTCCAGCCACGCGGTGTCCTTGGCCGAGCCCTCCTTGTACGGGGACTCGCGCCCCTCCTCGGCGGCGTAGGCCGTGCGCCCATCGAGGCGGAAAGCGACCTCGTCGACCGTGGGGGCGGCCTTGACCGTGGGGGTCTCGACCTGTGCGGCCTCGTCGACCGCGGCGATTGCCGCCGCGAGGGCAGGGGCACCCGTCGGGATGCTGGAGGGGGTCGGGGGGGTGCCTTCGGCCTTGGCGAGGGCGGCCTTCTCGGCCCGGGCGCGGATGAGGTCTTGGAGCTTGGACATGGGGGTTTCTCCTGAGGCAGTGGGAATGGTGGAGGCCTTGATACGGCCGATGTTGGCGAAGGGGGACGAGGGGTTGGCCTGGCCGCGCTGGCAGTGCGACAGGTACGGGCACCCGCCGAAGGCACTGCAGGCCTGGACGACGGCGGGGACCTTCGTCACCTCGAGGGTGGCCCACTCTGCCATGCGGTGGCTCAGGGGGACGATGGTCTCCGACCACACCTTGCGGGTGTGCCGGGTGTCGAGGACCGCGGAGACCTCGGCGGTCTGGGCGGTGGCCTTGTGGACCTGAAGGTGGGCCACCGACACAGCGTTGGGCTTGTAGGTGTTGAGCGCCCACACCGCGTAGGGCACCATCTGCAGGTCCGTGCGGAGCTCCTCCTCCGTCTTCGCCCACTTCCAGTCCCCGACCGTCTTGAAGTCGACGATGCCCAGGGTGTGGGGCAGAGCGGTCAGGTCGACAAGGTCGATGAAGCCCAACAGGGGGACGGCGAGGCCGGTGTCCGTCGGGGACAGCTTGACCTCCTGCTCCGAGATGAGCCGACCGTTGCCGTGGCTGCGCGGGGGGTAGTGCCTGGTGAGGGCCGACGCACGGAGGTCGATGGGGGTCGTGCCGTGCTTGAGGTAGTCCTCCACCTGCTTGTGGATGGCGCTGCCCTCAATCAGGGCGCGGGTTGGCTCGGGCTTCGGCAGGTCCGACAGCTTCTCAAACCACCACTTGCGGGGGCAGAGCGCCGCCGTCTTGAGCTGGCTGGCGCTGGTGCGGTCATGGGTCTTGGGCACTAGGTCGCCTTGGCGGGGGTGGTGTGGGGGGTGGCGGGGGTGGTCGCGGGGAACAGCGGCACCTGTGCGCCGGGGCCCTCGGTCGGGGGGTCGACGAGGGGGTCGGGGGCCTGGGCCGCTGCGGGCGGCGACAGGCGCTCGAAGGCGTGCTGCAAGGCGACGCCGGGGCAGAGTGCAGAGTGGCTGATGATGCTGCCGTTCTGGTCGACGACCACCCACTTGCCGCCGAAGTGCTCGACGTTCGCGGCGTCGTCGTTGGTGGCGATGCGGAAGAGGTCGAGCAGGTGGCCGACCGTGCCCGGGTCGTTGAGGTCCGGCTCGGTGTTGGGATCAGCCGGACGGCGGTTGTCCTGGAGGTGCAGGCCGCCGCCGGCGTACCGCATGCCCGCGCGCCAGCGGAAGTGAGGGTTCTGAGTCATCGTTCTGCTCCTCGTCTCGGTTCGGGGTGGTGCTCGTAGTGTATAGCGCTGACGGAAGGGGTCAAGCACTTTGATGCAGACAGTGCAACTAAATAAGCAGGGGGCCTATTAGTGAGCGGGGGCGTCTGGGGCTGGGCGCGCGGTGGCTTGGGCGACGTGCACGCCGAGGGTCTGCGGCACCTCGTAGAGGGCGGGCCAGTTCCGGGCCCCGCCGCCGGCGCGCTCCTGCTTGTGGCCCTTCGACACCATGCGCTGCGTGAGGCGGCGCTGGGAGGGGACGAAGCGCTCGCCGTTGCGCTCGCACCACGACTTGAACAGGGTGTAGAGGCGCTCGTTGGTGATGGGCTTCGACGCCGAGGTGGGCGGGGTGTCGGTGATGCGGTCGTCGAGGAACTGCGCCACCACGTCGCCGGCGAGGCGGACCTCGGCGGCCGCGTCCTGCATCGCCTGCGGGATGGCGAGCCCTTGGCGGCGGTAGGCGTCGAAGCCGTCGACCAGCCAGCGGATGATGCCAGGCCCCTCGGCCCGCAGGGTGTCGCGCAGGGACAGGTCAGGGTTGTCGCGGAAGCTGCGGTTGAAGGGGATGAGGACGAAGCGACGCCGCATCGCCGGGTCGGAGACGTCAATCTCGTAGCCGGGGTTGGCCGAGAAGAAGAGCGTGAACTGCCCCTTGTACTCGAAGAAGTTCTCCCTCATCAGCCGCGCGCGGATGGGGTCCTCACCCGTGCAGGTCTTCAGGATGGCGGAGTCCATGCGGCGGTTCTGCGGGAGCTCCTCGGGGAAGACGAAGCGACGCCCCGCCCACGAGGCCAGGTCGACCGGGACCGCCGGGTCGCCGTGGCGCTCGATGAAGGTCTCCGCCTTCGCCGAGGTCGTGTACTCCGGGCCGAGGGCGTCGGAGATGGCGCGCTGCAGGACACCTTTGCCGTTGCCGCCGTCGCCCTGCATGAAGAACATCTTCTGCTCGCGGCAGTACCCCGACATGGCGTAGCCCAGGGCGCGCTGGAGGAAGGCCGCGTGCTCGGCGTTGCCGTCCATCACCTCGAGGATGAAGCGCTCGAAGCGAGGGCACCGGGCCTTGGGGTCGTAGGGCGGCATTGACGGCGGCGTCGCCCGGGTGAGGTAGTCCTCGCGCCGCGGCGCGCGGGGGACGATGGGGACGGCGGGGTCGAGGGGCAGGTGGAGGGTCTGGCCACCCGTGTTGATGACGCCGGGCAGCTGGTCGAAGACCTCGGCCGAGCCGCCTACCTCGGGGAAGCCGCCCATGCGCGCTACGTCCACCATCTCCCGGAGGCCCGAGGCGCTGGCCGCGTGGCGGTAGTTGGCCATGCGCTGCTTCAGGGGGGTCAGCGACATGGCGTTGGACACCTCGACACGGTGCACGTCGGCTACGCGGTGGGCCAGGTGGAAGACGTCGTTGGCCACGGTGGGGGACAGGTGCCAGTGTCCGCGGGTGGGGGACCACGTCGCCCACTCCTTCCTCTCCAGTGCCCAGCGGTAGTTGCCCTGCATCAAGGCGACGAGGGACCGGGCGTTCTCGATGCCCGTGCCGTCGGACTGCGGCGCGGCGGGGGGCGGGGGGTCTTCGTCCTGGACGAGGGGCGGGGGCGCGTCGGCGGTGCGGGCGAGGGCCCGGGCTACCGCGGCGTGGGGGGCGGCGGGCTCGCTGGGGCCGGTCGGGGTGCTCGAGGAGGCCTCGTCCCACCAGGTGATGTCGCACTTCGAACAGTGCAGGTATCGCTGGTGCACGGTCTCGAAGCGGCCGTTGGCGCCGAGACGGCGGACGGGCTTGGCGGAGACGAAGGCCGATGGGTGCTGGTCAGGGTGCTCGGGGTTGATGCACCGGGTTTTTTGCTTGGCGCCGGGCTCGGGGTGCAGGTCGACGAGCTCGGGATAGTCGACGAAGCGGACGTCCACGGTGCGGGCCGGGGAGGTGGCCGCGGCGACGGCCTGCTGGGTGGCAGGGTCGGCGCGGAGCCGAGCCTCGGCCCACTGGGACATGGCGTCGAGGGTGTGGGTCGGCCCGTTGAAGTAGGCGATGGTCTGGTGTCGGCCCTCGTGGAGGCCGCCGGGAAGGCGCATGCGGCGGGAGGGGTCGGTCAGGCGACGGTCGGCGTCGGGGCCGAGGGCGACGGCGAGGGCCGTCTGGGTGGCGCGCCACCGGGTGAGGTCGTGGGCGTTGCGGGGGTCGACGGGGGGGTCAACCTGCCAATAGGCGTGCACCGACTTCCCCGGGGCGGCGTGGCGAGGGTCACCCGACAGGACCAGCATGGTGGGGTGAGGGATGCGGCCTCGGTCGACGAGGGTGGCGATGTGGCGGAGCTGCTCGTCGACACGGGCGGCGCACCAGAGGGGGTCTTGTTTCTGCTCGAGCGTGCCCTCGGGGTCGACCTCGGCGAAGCAGAAGGGCATGGCCACGACGTGGGCGGACGCGGCGCCCTCGCCCGTAGGACCGAAGGAGTGGTCGGCGAGGAATCGGGCCGGCGTCCAGTAGTGACCGCGGGCGCCGGGGATGTGGCCGTGCCAGTGCGACTGGTCCGGGGGCGGGGTGTAGTCGAGGTCCTCGTCCGTGAAGTCGCCGAAGTCGGGCGCTTCGTGCAGGCCGACGGGGAGAGGGAGGGGCATGGGGACCTCGAGCGGCGGGGACAGGGCGCCGGGCCCCCCACCACCTGCAATGGCGGAGGGCCGGCGGGGGCCACCGTTGGCCCCTGAACCTGTAGTGAGCAGGGTGTGCGCAGGGGTTGCAGGCCCCGAGGAGAGGAACCTACCACACATTCGCGTGGCGTGGGAGTGGCGTGGGGGTGAGGGTGGAGAAATAAGTGCCCCCACCCAGGCCCCCGACCCGTCGCCTATTTAGCGGGTGTGCCCAGCCTCGGATAGGAGGGCTCGCATTTAGGCGAGGGCGACGGGGCCGGGCGCCTAAATAGGCGCTGCGTAAGCCTCGGGGGTGGCATCGGAGAGGGTGTCGCGGGGCCCGCCGGCAGGCCGAAACACCCACACTGGGGGGTGGTGGGCACGTCGTCGTGACAAGAAGTGCGTGGAAATAGGGAAAACGACAGTTTGGCGGCCGATTGTGCACTTGTTGGGTGGGGTGTTGCACTTCCTTTTAGGGCTTTCTGTAGTTTGGAGGCCGTTTGTGCACTTGTTACGCTTCTTTCGGGGTATGAACGCGCATACGAGAGTGATTGACATGTCAAGTGTAACCCTCATGTAGTACATCACATGTGAGGTGTATACGGCCGTGTCATACCCCCAAAGAAGCGTAACAAGTGAACAGTTGGCCTCAAACCTACCGAAAGCCCTATACCGAAGTGCAACACGAAGTGACACACCCTATTTGGCTGTTCGGCGGGGGCGGCCGCGCCTATTTAGGCCTCCGGGATGAAGGCGTCCCCGCTTATTTAGGCGGCCCTCGATAGCGCCTATTTAGGCCACGGGGTGAGGGCGTCTGGGCATCGCCTAAATAGGCAAGGTGCGGAGTGTTGCAGACCCTGCTACGAGGTGTTGACGGCCACCCCGGCGGCGGAGTAGGCTGTCGACATGCCCCGAGTGCTGAACAGGCGAGCCACGTTGGACGACCGAGCCAAGCTCGAGACCATTGTTCGTGAGCAGGGCTGGTCGATTGCCACGATGAACCGCGCGGCGGCGGAGATTGGTCTCCACCCGCGCACGATCCGACGCATCTGGAACAGCACCGTGCGCTACGTCGCCGGCGGCGAGTCCGTTGGCGACTGGGTACGGAACAAGCGGGACGAGCAGCTGGCTCGGCTCGAGTATATAAGCGCCAAGGCGACGGCCGCGGGCGATTTCTCCGCCGCCGCGAAGGTCGAGATGGTCTACGCCCAGGTGGCGGGGACCTTGTCGCCCACGAAAATCCTGCACTCGGGCGCCGTTTCGGTCACGCACAGCGCCGCGGTGGCCGCGGTGTCGAAGATGAGCCACGACGAGCTCCGCCTGGCGGTCTACCAAGGCAACGAGCAGCCCCTGGAGGTGCTCGAGGCGGCCTTTGAGGCCGTTGGGGAGGCCAAGGAGGCCTCGGAGGTGCTCCCGGCGGCCCCTGAGGTGCCCCCGGCGGTGGCCAGGGCCCTCGCGAGGCTCAGCGCGGGTCGGGGAGGGTCCGGATCAAGCGCCGGATGACCTCGCTGTTGTTGGTTCCCTCCCGTTTGGCCGCCGCCACGAGGCGCTCCCGCTCCTCGGGCAGTAGGCGAACCGCCACGAGGGGCGTTCCGCCCGGCGTCGACACGCCGTCGAGGCGCACGGTGCGGGGGTTTGGGGCGGGCGAGCCGTCCCGAGGTTGCGAGCCGGCGAGGAAGAGCAGGCTGGGGTCCACCGCGAGGACCTCGAGCGCCTCGCCGAGGCTCAGGTCGAGGCGCAGGTCCTCGACGGGGTCGGCGTGCTTGTGGATGGCCAGCCCTTGGGCGTGGGCGTGCTCGAGCGCCTCGCGGAGGCCGAGCCCGAGGGGCCTGGCGAAGGCCACGAGGGCGGAGACGGGGATGGCGGAAGAGGACGCGGGCATGACTACTCCTGAGGGGTTGGGGTGGGGGAGGGCGTGGTGGGGCGACCGTGGCGGGCGGGCCGTCCCGAGGTTGCGACCGCCGCCGCGGCCAGGTGGGCCTCGACGGTGAGCACCGCCCAGCCTTCGAACAGGTCGAGGAAGGTGACCCGCCGGTAGCGGGGGTTCCGCAGCTTGCGCGTCAGCCAGGCACGGGGGGGCACCTGGCCGGCGTCGAGTTGCTCGCCCACCTCCTCGACGAGCGCCTCGACCATGTTGCGGGCCGTGATCCTGGCGAGGGCGTAGCCCGGGTCGGGCGCACCGAAGCGCACCAGGCGCGACCGGGCCCGGGCGACGTCCGGCCGACGTTGGACCTGCTCGAGCAGGGCGACCGTGGCGGGGCTCACGGGGCACCCTCGGCAGCGTCGAGGCACAGGGCGCAGGTCGAGCAGAGCACCATGCTGTACATGAGCTCCCCGGTGTCGGCGGTGAAGTGCGCGCGGTAGTCGTGGCCGGACCACCGGACCACCGGCAGGTCGAGCCAGTCAGGCGCGAGGCGGAGCCGGGCCGCCCGCAGGTGGGCCTCGAGGTACTCGGGCGACTCGGCGCCCAGCCGGGCCAGCAGTCGCCCGGCGTAGCGGTACACGCTGCGCTTGTGGGCACGCTTGCCCTCGTCGACCTGGTCCTGCGTCAGGAGGGGGCGGGCGGGGCTCACGGGCGCCACACAGTGCCCCGGCGGGGGGGCTGGGGGTGGTCGAGCATGGACCCGCACAGGTCGGGCTGGCCCGCGCGCTTGCAGGCGAGCTCGTACAGGTCGACGTAGTGGGCGAAGGCACCGGAGGCCTCGGCCATCTCGTCCTCGTGCCCGTCCTCCTTCGCGAGGGCGAGCGCGCCGGCCCACTGCTGGGCGGCGTCCCGCAGGCGGTTGAGAACCCGCGCCTCGTCGGGGGTCACTGGGACACCTCCCGTGCGTCTGCGACCCTCGAGGGGTGCTCGCGGTCCAGCACCGGGTATCCGCCCCACCCGCCGCCGAGGCTGGAGGGGGAGCCGATTCGAGTTGATTGGCACGGTCGACCGGGGCGCGCACCGCACGTCGGGCAGTCGACGGCGCGGCGCTGCTTCTGGGTGAGGCGGGCGGGGCGGTCCATGATGTTCTCCGAGGGGGCGGGGTGGATGGGCGTGTGCCACGTCGGCGTGGGCTCGCCGGCCTCGGCGGCGAACACGGCGATCAGCGATGCGTCGCGGGTCACGAGGCGGCCCGCGTGCCGAGGCGGTCCATGAGCGCGGCGACGGCGTCCCGCTTCGACGTGTAGGCGTCCTGCGGCTCAGACTCGCGGCGGTTCTGCCACGCTTCCGCGTCCGTCCGCATGTAGACCCAGCGGTTGACACCTCGGACCTCGCCGTGGTCGTGGAACACGCGCCACGTCGTGCCAGACGCGCAGTCGTGGTGCTCGTAGAGGCCGGCGGATAGGCGGTTCACGGGCGCACCGACGTGAGGGCGGCGAGCGCCGTCTCGAAGGCTTCGCCGGCCGCCTCGAAGGCTTCCTTGGCCCAGTAGGCCGCGCTCACTTGGCACGCTCGGCGAGGTGGCGAGCCTGCCACGCTTGCCACGAGGGGGCATCGGCCACCCGGTCGGCCCGGTGGGCGAAGCAGGCCGATGCGGTGAGGCGCCAGCGGGTGCCGGCGAACATGCCGTCCGGCACCGCCTCCACGAGGCCGCGGGCCACGAGCGCCTCGCGGGTCTTCTGGTGCGCGGGCACCGAGAAGGTGTGCAGGTAGAGGCGCGGCCAGCCGCCGCTGCCGGCGTCCATCTCGCGGGTGCGCTGAAAGCTGCCGTCTGCCCAGTCGAAGGGGTCTGCCCGGAAGGCGGCCCACAGGTCGGCGGTGAGCGCGGCGTAGTCGACCGGGCGGGGGGTGGGGGTCGTGGACATGGGGGAACTCCGGGCCCACCCGGCGGGATTGCCGGGGCGACGGACTGGCTACCGTCGGAGCGCCGCGCGGGCGCTTGCACCAAGGGAGGGGGACAGGTTCAGCCGGTGCAACAACCGCAACACGGAGAATCGATGCAGCGGCCGCGGGCGTTGCGGGTGACGACCGCCCCGCTCGCGAAGCGGGTCTCGACCACGCGCGGACCGGCCGCCCCGACGTCGTCCGCGCACGTCAGGTGGAACACCCGCCACGCCCGGCCGGGGCCCTCGAGCAGGGCGCCGCCCCGGGCGGGCACCCGGACCCCGCAGGAGGCGCAGGGGGCAGCGTAGCGGTTCACGGGCAGGGACACGGGGCACCTCCGGAGGGGAACAGGTAGGCTGAGACCAGGGCCCACCCCACGAGGGGAAGCAGGGTAGCCGCCACCCCGAAGAGGGCGGACGCCCCCTCGGGGGTCAGGAACCCGAAGAGGGGCCGGCTCACCGGGCACCCCCGCCGGGCGCCAGCTGGAAGCGGAACCAGTCGGCCCATTCGGGTGCGGGGCAGGGGGCGGGGGTGGTGCGGAAGTCGGCGGGCTTGGTCATATTACAGTCCTCGTTGGGGTTGCAGGTCGGTTCGAAGGCCAGGCCCTCGCCACAGCCCACCCCTGCGATAGGGTGGGCTGGGACGGTGCCCGGCCGGTCAGGCAGACTGGGCGACGGGCTCCTCGGCCACGACGGCCGCCCCGATCACCTCCAGCCGGGCCCCCTTGATGGACACCGCGCCGGCGCGGGGCTCCTTCGGCAGGCTGGCCGCGAACGCGGCGCGCAGGGCCTTGACCTGCTCCTCGAGGGTGGCCGCATCCGGGTCCACCTCCCCGGCCAGTTCGGCGGCCGTGGCCTTGACCACGATCGCGGCGATGTGCTCGCGGGTACACCCTGCGTGCTTCAGGGCACGCGCAAGGACCCCGAAGAGGGACACGGATGCCGTGGGCGTGGCCATGCTGGCCGCCCCGACGGTAACACTGTCGTAGGCGAGGAGGACATCACCCGGCGCGGGGATGTCGCCGTCGGCCAGCTGGCGGAGCGCCCATGCGGCGCCCTCCAGCTTGCCGGCGGGGAGCGCCGGACGGGGGGGCGCGGCCTTGTGAGCGGCAGCGGCGAGCAGGAACAGGGTCTGGTCGTTGATCATTGTTGTAGTCCTCGGTGTGGGGTCGGGGTTTAGTGCGTCGCTACATAGAGAGTATAACACACCGTGTAGCGCGATGTGCAACATTTATTTAGGCGGGCCCGCCGGTGGCCAGACGGATCAGATCGGCGCTTGCGCCCGCGGCAAGCGCCGCGCGGATGCGCCGAGAGACCGTGCGCTCGCTGGCGTCCCGATCGAGCCGGGCGAGGGCCTGGATCGTGGCGACTACCTGACGGTCCTCGCCCTCAAGGGCGGTCTCGAGGGCGATGGCCTGGATCGTGGTGGGGGTATCCATGTAGACTCCAGTCCCCGTCCGTGGGGCTAAGGCCGGCATCTCTGCAGCTGGCGACGTTCACCGGCGGAATGCCGGGGAATGCGGGCGGATCGGGCCGCCCTTCCCGTGCGCCGGGCTACGTGGCCATTCCGGGAACCACGAAGCCGGAGCGGTCCTTCCGCGCGTGCCCTTTCGCCCGCAGGCCGGAGACATGCCCGGCCGGGTCGCGATACCGGACGTCGGTTACGTCCGCGTCGAACACGGGGAACCCTCGCCACGTCGCCGGGAGGGCCCGGCCCTTAGGAGTGTCGAACACGATCGCGACGTTTCCGCCGGCCCGGAGGTATTCGATCGCGTGGCGCTCGCGAGCCGCCCCGACATCCAAGCTGTACACATGGAACACGGGAGCCCCCGGCGTGTGCCGGATCGGGCGTTTCGTGTAGTCATAGAGACGGATGCCCAGTGCGGCCGCGGCCGCGAGTACTTCGGGCGCCTCGGTTGCCCAGTCAATATCGCTGGTCCCGTTCAGGCGCGCCGCAGGCTGTAGCCCGTGTTCCGCCGCGGCCGCGGCAAGGCGGCGCAGGTCGGCCAGTAGACGCCGGATAAACTCCGGCCGATCGACGTGGTAGAGATCGGTCCGCCGGTAGCGGCCGTACTCCACATTGTTCCGGTACGGCCCCGCGGCATAGCTGGCCATAGGCAACCCGCCGCGACCGGCCGTGTTGAGACAAGTAGCCTTGCAGGCTCCCGCCCACGGGCAGAGGTTTACCCGGATGGGCTCGAGCCCTTGCGCGGTCCGCAAGCGGTCATACTCGCCCGCGGGCAGGAGATGCACGACGCCGGTAAGGACGCCGAGAGTCTCACCCTTGAGAGTCTTAGGGTTTGCGAAAGAGAGGATCGAGGACATCGTAAGGCCTGGGTTAGGGTTCGGGGGCTACGTTGCCGCCCCACATTCATCTATTATCCGAGCGTTATACGCTCGGCCAGCTAAATCGGCGCCGTTTAGTCAAGGGAATGTCAAGAGCCGCGGACAAGCGCGGCAACTCGCGGCGGACACCCGGGTACGCCACGAAGGCCGCTGATCCGGACAATCTTGGCCGATCCCACCGGACACCGGTGTCCGTTCAAACGCTCGAGCATGCCGGACGGGCCGGTCCGGAGCAGGTGGACCCCGGTGTCCGCTCACCCGCTCGAGCATGCCGGACGGGCGACCGCGCCACGACGGGCGACCGCGCCACGACGGGCGACCGCGCCACGACGGGCGACCGCGCCACGACGGGCGACCGCGCCACGACGGGCGACCGCGCCACGACGGGCGACCGCGCCACGACGGGCGACCGCGGCGGAGCTCGGGTCCGGGCACAACAAGGAAGGAGCCACGAAGGGCCGCCGGCAGTGGGCGCCGGGCCGCCAGGCCCCAGCGGCCTGAAGGATGTGCTTGCACAAACGATGCAGGGCGTGCTACATGTTCGAAGCACCCGAGGACTACATGACCGACGAGACCCGCAAGACCCTCATCCAGAGCCTCCGCCGCTGCGCGACTCTGGAAATCACGGCAGCGAAGCTCTACACGGAGTGCGCCCAGGCCTTGCTGGCCGCGCCCGGCGGGGCGTGCGCTGCGGATGCTTCGTCGGCGCTACTGCTCGGCCTGCAGGGACAGGACTCTGTGGGGCGGTCCCGGTGGTGTTCCCAGGCGGCAGACTCGATGGAAGGGGGGACCGTCGAGTCTGCCGCCTCTCTCCCTGGTGTGGGAGACCTGTCGTGATGGACAAGGTCGAGAAGCTCAGCGCGGGTGTGGCGAAGATGGAACTGGAGCATCACGCTCGTGGCGAGGTCATCAAGCACCTGCGCGAGGAACGAGCGGACCACCTCGCCACCACCCTCCGCATCCGCACTCTCCTGGCCCCGCTGTTGGGCGTGGACGTGAACAACGAGCCGGCGGACGAGATGGTGGGGCGGTTGGTGGCGCTGTACGCCGCGCGAGACGAGCGCGTCGCCGAGCAGCGCGGTCACGACAAGGGCCTGCTCTGGGCAGCCACCCTCGCGGGCGACTTCGACCCCTTCTCAGAGGACTGGACCGACGAGCAACGTGGCGCTGGTGAGCGCGTGCTCGGGCTGTTCGCGGAGCGCCTGAGGGACGAGTGGACCCGCGCGGTGGGGACGGTGAAGGAGGTGGCCTCGCCTCTGCCAGGCGTCAAGCCGGTGGTGGACCCGAAGCTGCCCGAGGGGGTGTGGGGGTTCACGAGCCCGGCGATGCCTTCCGGGGGCCGCTGCATCCGTGACGACGGTGTCGATCTCCGCCAGACGGAGACGGGGTTCGTGGATGGCCGGGCCTACGAAAGCGGTGGGCGCTTTCGGCACTCCATGGGCGGCCCCGTCGTTCACGAGTTCTCCAGCATCGGGTCGGATACGGCACGCTGCGGCTTCCTGTCTCGCGGCCCGTACACTCCGAGCGCTGGGCCGACGACCTGTCCTGGGTGCCTTGACCCTGACCGCTACTGCCTCCAGCACGCCCACATGGGGTGGCCGCGCACGTTGAAGGTGGACTGCATTGAGTGTTCGCCCATGCCGCAGGCAGTCGAGAAGTCGATCGACAATGTGACGGACCCTCCTGGCATGGCGCCCGTCCAGCCCACCGCGGGCTTCTACCGCGTGTACGACAGCAACCAGACGGGCGCCGAGGAGGCGCTGTACGTCATGGTGACGAAGGATGGAGAGGTGTGGGGCTACTCGGAGTTCGAAGGGGTGCCCGGCTACCGCACGCTGGGGCGGCCGTGGGTGGCGTTCGCGACGGAGCCAGGCAACGAGCGGATGCGGTGGATGCCGGACCGAGATCGGGCGGCGGAGAAGGTGGCCCTGCTCGTGACGCTGCGGACGTGGAATCCTCCGCTGGTGCCGGTGCCCTCGCTCGACGGTGGGCTGACCAACGAAGAGGTGGCCGCCGTTCGCGCGCTGCTGAAGAGGGAGGGAAAGTGATCGCTCTTCTTCTCCTTCTGGCAGCGTGTCCTACTCCTCAGGACTACGCGTTCTGCGATACGAAGTGCGCGGCCATCGGGGCATGGCGAGCGGAGGCCGGCGTCTACACGGGCGGCGTTAGGTGCGGTTGCCTGTTCTCTGTGAGCAGGCCGTGAGCGGCTACCCCTGGGACACCCTGTTCGGCTGGGAGTTCATCAAGGCGGTGATGGTGTCGCTGTTCATCGGGGCGGCGGCTGGCGGCGCGGCTGTGTACCTGTTCCTCGGAGGTGGGTGATGGGCATGTCCAGTCCGGGTCCGTTCCCTTGGTGGATGGACGTGTTGGTGTTCCTCATCGAGCGTCCGTGGGCGGCGCTCGTTGGGGTGCTCTGGGCGGTGGGGGTGTGGTGGGGGGTGACGTCGTGATCGAGTTCGGCTTCGGCCTCATGGCAGTCGGCGTCGGCATGGTCATGCTCGCAGCAGGGCTGGGGGCGCTGTGGATGGTGGTGCAGCTCGTGCGGGAGTCACGATGAGTGCTCCATCGGAGTGGGCGATGAAGCAGGCCGCCAGCTACGCGGCGGTGTCGAGCGCCGTTCGGGCGGTGGGCGTGGTCGAGTTGGCGTACTGCTTGGACAAGGCACGCGAGTACGGCAACGCAGAGCGCGACGGTGATGTAGAACGGGCCCGCGAGGTCTTGCTGGAGTCGGCGAGGAACTCGACATTGGAGGAGGAGGCGGCGCGGGTGTGTGACACGGGCGCTCTGGCATCGCGGTGCGCTTCGTCCATCCGGTCGATGAAGTCGTGATCGGCTACTACTGCCGTCACTGCGGCACGCCCTACGCTACGGGCGGCTGTCCGTACTACCTCTGTCCGTCGAAGGTGCGGCTGTCCAACGGAACACTTCTGGAGGTGGAAGGTGCCTGAGACGTGGAAAGCCCAACGCCGGCGCGAGTTGATGGAGGAGCGTCGCGACCTGCACGAGGAGGCGAAGGCCACCTGCTTCGGCGGGCAAGAGCCTCTGCACTCCTGGCAGGTGGCGATGGCCCTCAACACCCAGTCCTTGGATCGCTTGGAGAAGACCGAGAGTCTGTGGGACCACCTGCGCTTGGGGGCGTCCGGTGGCTGACCTCTCCACCATCCAGAAGAGCGCCTACTTCCCGGCCAACAGCAACACGCTGGACTACTTCATTCGCGACCTGTCCGCGTCCTGCTGGCGCTGCCCGCGTTGCCAAGGCGTCGTGGTCACGGAGGCCGAGGTACACGACGCCCGCGACCCCGAGGCCCTTGAGTTCGTCGTGAAGCAGGCGGAGCGCCGGCACCGCGACGTGTGCTCCGCACGGCGGGCGCCGTGACCCGCCTCTCCGAGTGCGCCGTCTGCCTCAACAGCGAGGAGATTGCCGTCCTCTGCGGAGACGCCCTCGTTCCGATGGTCGGGCCCGACAACGTGACGCACGTCTGCTCGAACTGCCTCGCCGACCCCGACATCCAGCCCTGGCGCGCGGTAGTCGACGCTTCCGCGGGGTGCTGCAACCACATCGTCACCGACGACGGGAACTGCGGGAACGACTCGCTGGCGTACTGCCGGGAGCAGGCCGAGCGGGCAGGCCACACCTTCTGCTTGGAGGTCAACCGCCGGTTCGCTGCGATGACGTACTCGGAGCGACGCGCAGTCATTGGGTATGGGGGAGGGGCTCCGTGACCCGCACCGCCGCCGCCCTTGCCCGCCTCTCCAAGTACCTGCGGAAGGTGTTGCCCATCGGCCCCTACGCCCCGAGGCACTGGCTCGACACCGACCGCCGCGGGGAGTGGCTGCTGCCGGTGTGCGTGGCGCTGTGTCTGGCTGCCGTGTACGTGCCCCTCTTCCTGCTGTTCCTACGTCTTGGAGACCGCCATGAGTGACCGCGTGACCTTGCTTCGGCAGGTGTTGGATGACCCAGACCTTCTGTTCTGTGTCTTGGACTCCGCGGCCCTCCGCCATGTGCGCGTCCTCGGGCCGTGGCGTCGAGACATCAACGACGTGCGGAGCGAGCGCTTCGAGCCCGGCGACGCTGTGGAGCCCTCCGCGGAGTGCTGTCCCATCGGCAAGGAGTGGTCAGCAGGCGTAGACGGGCAGTACCAGATGTGCCCCAGTCGCCGGGAGGCAGAGGCTTATTGCGATGCCGTAGCGACCGCGCGAGGCTACCTCCTGTGCAACGAGGACCTCCGACACAGGGACACCTACCCATGACCTTCGACCCCTGCCCTCAGTGCAACGCCACCGGAGTGGTCCATGTCCACACCGTGCCCGTGCGCTGCGGCCTGTGCCAGGGGGCACGGCTGCGTGGAGGTCCGAAGGCCCCGGCCCCAACACCGCCCAGCCGCCCCGCTGCCCGACCACATTGAGCACCTCCTCACCATTGCGACGAGCCTCATGGTGAACCGCGAGGCTCACCCCGACCTGCACCGACTCGCAGTGTTGGGATGGGAGGCGGAGATGCGGAAGTGCCTGGACGACCTCGTGGAGGATGACGAATGACACCTGATGCACGCAGTGCTACACTGAGGCCTGTGACCACAGCCGTTCCCTCTCCCCCCAGCGCATCCGCCGACGCGGCGCTGCACCTCTCCCTCGCCCTCGCGGCGCTGCCGGGCAACCTCGAGCAGAAGGCCGCGGCGCTGGGTGCTCATCGCACCACCCTGTACCGGTGGACCTCGGGGCGCACCATCCCCCGTGAAGAGGACTGGGCTCTCCTCGCCCGCCTTCTGGACATCCCCGTCGCGGTCCTTCGCTACGGCCCCACCCCGGTCCTCCGCAGCTGCCTCCCTGCACCGAAGCCCTCTCGCGAGGAGACCGTCCGCATGACGGGCACCGTCGGTGAGGTAGCGGCCCGCACGGGGCACAACCGCTCCACCGTCCTGAGGTGGCGGCGTGCCGCACAAGCGTAGGCCCCGCGGCGAGGGCGTGCCCATCGTCCTGCCCGGTGTCGTCGTAGCGCCCCTGCGCTACCGAGCCGATACCATGGACGTGCGCGACCCCTCCGGTCGTATCGTCCACCCCCCGTACCCACACCCGAGAGACACCCATGCCCCGCAAGCCGACGAAGACCCCCGCGACCCCTGACGCACCCGTCGAGCCCGCCGCACCCGTCGAGCCCGCCGCACCCGCGACCACCGACATCGCCCTCCTCGACCGGCTCTCGGACCTCGTGACCCCTCAGGACAGCGAGTCGGGCATCGCCGCGCTGTTCCGCACCCTCGACGATTACCGATGCACCGCCAAGGCCCTCGGCCTGCCGGCGGGGCACTCCCTCTACAATCGCGTGATGTGGGATGCAGAGAACGCCGCGAAGTACCTCGCGAAGGCCGAGCATCTCGGCGCTGTGGTGACGCGCATCGGCGTCCTCACCAAGCTCCGATCCGGCGAGGACGTGGTGATGGCGACGGAGCGCGTGGTCGAGTCCGTCAAGGTCGCCTCGCAGGCCTCCAGCACCCACTTCGTGTTCAACCAGGATGCGGTGAACCCCCCGGCCCCCGTGGAGGTCCCCCTCCCGGCGCCGTCCCTCTCCGACACCGACGACCTGTTCATCCGGCGCACGCTCGGCAGCTTGCTCGGCATGGGCCCGAATGAGGCCACCGCCGCGTCCATGGCCAGCATGCTGTCGAAGAAGCTCCGGGCTCGGTAGCCGTGGCGGCCTCCGCCCAGGTCAGCCCGGCGGAGCAGCGGGCAGCGATTCGGCAGCTGGCGCAGCTGGAGCTCGCCGGCACGGACTTCTACGAGTTCGTGCGGTACATGTGGCCGGTGCTGCACCCCGCGGCGCCCCTCGTCGATGGCAAGCACCTTCGTGTGGTCTGCACGGCCATCGACCTCCAGTTGCGGGGCGACCCTCGCTACAAGCGGCTGATGCTGCTGATCCCTCCGGGCTTCAGCAAGTCCATCCTCGCCTCGGTGATGCGGCCGGCGTGGGTGTGGTTGCACTGGCCGTCCCGGTCGAGCACCTACGTGTCGGGCATGGAGAACCTGGCCGAGCGCGACTCGCGCCGCACCCGCCTGCTCCTGCAGTCCGAAGAGTACCAGGCCCTCCAGCAGCACCTCGCGGGCACGACCCCGAGAGCCCCATGCAAGGTGTGTGGCAAGTCGGCGCACCCCGTGTGGGCGTTCGCCGAAGACCAGAACGTGAAGGTCAACTTCGAGAACACCCTGCGGGGGGTGCGGCAGTGCATCGGCATCAGCAGCAAGTCGACGGGTAAGCGCGGCGACGACATCCTCTTCGACGACATCCTCGACGCCCGCGAGGTGCGCGAGGCCTCCCCGCAGCGGCTGCAGGAACTGCTCACCGAGGTCGACGACCAGGCGGGCTACTTCGAGTCCACCCGCGTCAACGACCTCCGCACCGCGACCATCACGCTCATCATGCAGCGCCTCTGCGACGGCGACCCCGCGGCCCGGCGCATCGCCGAGGGTGGGTGGAAGGTCATCTGCCTGCCCATCCAGTTCGACCCCGAGCACCCCAACCGCTGCCCCGAGGACTGGCGCAAGGCCCCTGGGGAGTGGCTGCACCCCCAGCGGTTCGGCCCCGAAGAGGCGACCTTCGTGAAGCGGAAGCTGGGCGACGAGGCCTTCGCGGCTCAGTACGAGATGCGGGCCCGGCCGAAGCAGGGAACCCTCGTCCGCCAGGCGTGGGTGGAGCGCTACTACATGGACGCGCCCGAGGCCCTCAAGGCCATCGCCGAGGAGGTGGTCATCGTCATCGACTCGGCGGTGAAGGGCGCGGCCTCCAACGACCCGGTGTCGATGGCGTGCTGGGCGCTGGTGCACAACCGCAAGTACCTCATCGACCTGGTGAACGAGCGCATGGGCTGGCTGGCCCTGAAGAACCGCACCCGGTCCTTCCTCAAGCAGCACCCCGAGGCGCGCATCAAGCTCATCGAGGACAAGGCCTCCGGGTCGCAGCTGGCCGAAGAGCTCAAGGAGGAAGGCGTCTCGGGCGTGGTGCTGTTCAACCCCGGAGTGAAGGACAAGCTGACGCGGTTCAAGATGTGGGCGGTCCCCGACCTTGAGGCGGGTGACGTGCTGCTCCCCTCACCCGAGCGCTTCCCCTGGGTGCGCGGCTACCAGTCGCGCCTCGTGGCCCTGCGCCCTGGCGGTGGCGACGACGACGACGCGGACACCACCGCGATGGTCCTGCACCGGTGGAGCAGTGGTCGGAACGCCCCGGCCCTCGCCCGCGTCGAGGGCGAGCCCGTCCTCCGCGCGGGGCACCTGACGCGCTGGCAGCGTCGGGACGCCATGGGCTCGTACCGCATGGGGGTGTGCTGCAACTGGTCGCTGAGCAACGCGACGGCGACGTGGGCGGTGGTGGTCGACCATGACTCCGGCGTCGAGGTGTCGAAGCTGGTCGTCCCTGAGAACGGCGAAGGCGCGGCCGTCGTCGCCGTGGCCGAGGAGGCGGCGTACTGGGGGGCCACCATCCGCGTGGGCTCCCTGAACCCCAACATGGCCTTCCGCTTCGCCAAGGAGCTCGCACGCAGGCGCGTGCGCGTGGGGGGCCGGGACGGCAAGTACCTGGCCACCGACGGCGAGCGCGCGGTGTGGGGCGCGCGGCAGTCGACGGAACTCTGGGCGGCGCTCGAGCGCGCCGGCCGCGAGCGCATCCTCACCCTGCGCTCCATCGACCTTGAGAGCGAGGTGGCCGCGGGCTCCATCGACGACACGATGAGCGCCCCGGTGATGGCCCTCGCCCTCGCCGCCGTGGGCTCTCGCGACCCCAAGCCCCCGCCCGCCGGCGGCCCGCGCCTTCAGATTCTGGGCGCTGGTGGCCCCTCGGGCGATGCGTGGTCGTCGACCGCGACGGTGCCGAGGCGGCAGTGACTGTTCGTTTGATGCACTTCGTGGCGCGTTATTCCGACTGGGTGTAATGTTGTAGCGGAGAGTGCATCCACATGTCTACCGACTTCGACAAGCTCCTCGACGACGACCAGGTCACCGCGCAGCGCCGCGGGCGCGTGGTCGACCCTGCCGCGGACAACGCCCCCGAGTACGTGCGCGACTCGGTGCACATGAAGGAGCTCATCTCCGAGGTGCTCGAGCGGTCCAAGCCCCCGGCCGAGGACCTGCAGAAGTGGGCCGCGGCGGGGCACCGCACGGTGGTTCTGCACGAGGGGCCCATGAGCATCGAGGGCGTGGTGAGCGCCCCCGAGCGGGTCAGCGTGAACGGATTCAAGTGGATGATCCGCCGGCTCCTCGACAAGGAGAACCTGTCGACGGCCATCTACGCTGAGTCCCGCAAGCAGTTCACCGGTCGGTGGGAGGTGGCGGCGTACCGCATCACCGACGTGACGGAGATGAAGCAGGACGTGCGGGTCAGCCGCGCGAAGATGGAGGGGCTCACGGATGAGATCGTCCCGCTGAACGCCAACCAGACCTTCGACGACTTCCAGTCCCGCAAGGTGGGGTCGCTCAACATCGCGGTGGTCTGGATTGACGCCGTCAACGGCGAGCCCGTCCGCTACGACGTGCACGGCAAGCCCGTGGACGCCCCGACGGTGGTGGTGAACAACGTGCCCGCCGCGGCCGCCCCCGCCCAGCCCCCGCAGGTCATCATCATGCAGCCCGGGCAGAACCCCACCGTGGAAGAGCTCGTGGCCATGGTCCAGAACAAGACGCGCATCGAGACCCCCCCGGCCGCGCCGTCCTCGGCCTCCGTGCGAGAGGAAGCCATCCGCAAGGCCGCCGCTGCGGCCGCGGCGAAGAAGGAGTAGACTGCGAGGAATCGGATAGAGGGCCCCCATGCCGACGGACCAGTACAATCCGGACAACGTCCGGCGCCTTCTCGCCCTGCACTCGCGTCGGCTGGACAAGCGCGCCAACGTCTGGAGGATGCTGAACGCGGCGTACCTCACCCGGTTCTGGGAGTACGTCGGCAACGTCCCCGACACCGCCCGCTGGTCGAAGTGGAACATCAACGGCACCGAGGTCGAGGTCAACCGCCTGTGGCGTCGGGTGATGACCTACAAGGCGGCCCTGTACCGCAAGACCTCCCGCATCGAGTGCGGACCCGACCCCATCACCGACCGGGGCGACCCGGTCATTGGCTCGGCCGTGGCCAACGCCATGTGGATGGACGAGTCCAGCGCCGAGCAGATGGACCGGGCCGTGGAGCTCGCCATCCTGTTCCCGGGCTCTGGCTTCAAGGTGGGCGTGGACGAGGGGCGCGCCCCGGCCCTACGGCGGGTGTGGACCCGCGTCGTTCCGTGGTGGGAGCTCGTCCTGGACTCCGACGTCAGCGACGTGAAGGACGAGCGCTTCCGCGGCCACCGGTACTGGGCGCCGAAGAACCTCATCGCCGACAAGTACAACCTGACGGGCCTCATCGGCTCCCGCCGCCGGGACTTCCTGGCGCAGGACAACGACGTCGTGAACGTCCAGACGACGGACAATCAGGACGGCGACGACGATGACGGCGAGTTCGTCGAGGTGCTGGAGTTCTCCAACCTCGTCGACTGGGTCACGGGAAAGAGCGGCGAGAAGTACAAGGGGCGGCAGGAAATCTACGTTCTGAACCAGAACGACAAGTTCAAGGAGCCGGTCGACCGCAGCCCCCTGGCGTTCGCGGACGCCGACGGCGTGGGCATCTCGCACATCGAGTACCTCATCTTCTGCCACGAGCCGTCGTTCCCCTTGCGTGGGGTGAGCCCTTGCGAGCGCATCCTTCCTCAGATGCGGGAGACCAACGTGTACCGCACGAAGCTGGCGGAGCTCCTCCGTCGCAACGCGCGGAAGTACTTCTACAAGCGGGGCACGCTGGGCGACGACCAGGTTACCAAGCTGCTCGACGGCAACGACCAGTGCCTGATTGCCGCCGAAGAAGCGGGTGACGTCGACCTCCGGACCCTCGTGGTCCCGGTGCCGCACATTCCCATCGCGTCGGAGTTCTGGCAGTGGATGGGCCAGGTGCAGGCCGACGACGACCAAGCGTGGGGGCAGATCACCCCCGCAAGCGGCGGGTCGACGGAGCGCAACAAGACGGCCTACGCCAACCAGATCGAACAGTTCTGGACCGAGAGTGAGATTGGATACCACGGGCAGTGCCTCACCTCGTCGGTGAAGCGCCTCACGCGGCTGCGGAACCGCGCGGTCATCCACGCCATGCAGAGCGCCGGCGACGCTGTCGGCGGCCATGGGGTCTCCGCAAACGGAGCGGTGCCCGAAGGAACCGACCTCGCGCCCATTGGAGCCACCACCGGCAAGGACGCCTCCACCGAGGCTGCGATGCGTGCGGATGCCGCCGGCAGCGCTGGCCCCGCAGTGTCCGCCGAGGAAACCGCCGCGGTAGCCGTCGCCACCGGGGACGCCGAGCAGGCCTCGGCCCGGGAGACGAGCAGCGGCGCGGCGAAGGTCGTGGTCAGCGAGTTCCTCGTGAAGGACATCGACGGGAACCCCCACACCGTGACCGTGGGGGCCCTCGACGCCGACTTCGAGATCAAGTTCGTGGACGGCGGCCGCACGCCGATGGCGGACGCTGCGCTCCTGCAGTTCCTCTCGACGCAAGGCGCGCAGTACTTCGAATGGTTCGCCATGGTGGTGAAGGGCGGCCCGGCCGCGGTCATGGCCCGCGCGTGGATGCAGGAGGTAGCGGCCATCGCCCAGCTGCCGCCGTCGCTCCACGTCGACACCCTCGAGCGCAAGCTCGCGGAGGAAGGCCAGACCCCCGAGCAGGCCGTGGCGAAGGAGTTGCCCGCCGGAGCCGAGGAGGCCCCGCCGGATGAGCAGGTCGAGCCCGCTGCGCCCGCGCCCGAGGGCACCGCCGGCGCGCCGGCCGACCCGCTCGGCATGGCACTGGGGGAGATTGCCCACGCGCTGAAGGGCGCGGCCGAGGGAGCTCCCGAAGCTGCCGGCCCCATTCAGGCCTCGATGCAGGCGCTGCAGGGGGCCATGACGGCGAAGGAAGCCGGCGACCTCACTGGGGTCATCGAGGCCCTCAACGCGGCGCTCGACGCGCTCGAGCCCCTCGCCGAGAGCATCCCCGACGGCGCGGCGCCTGCCTTGGCCCGCGCGGTGGAGATCATGGACCAGGTGCGCCGGGCGCTGATGAAGGGCGCGGCCGCCGAGGGCGCGCCAGCCCCCGAAGAACCCCCCGTCGAAGAGGTTCCCCCCGATGCCGGATGACCCCCGCGACTACACCAACCCCTCCGAGAAGAAGTCGCTCCTCGTCGGCAAGGAGTACGGCAAGCCCTCGGCCACGGCCGAGCCGCTCCGCGCATCGACTACGTCTCGTTGGGAAGTCCTCGGAGGCACCACGGGAGACGTGGAGAGCGCCCTCATCCGCGACGCCGTGACGGGCCGCACGAAGGCCTACCGCGTGGGGGACTTCCTCCCCGACGGCTCTGGCGTGCAGGAGGTTCGCCGCGGGGGCATGGGCACGATGTCGGTGAGCATCGTCGACGAGGGCGGTCGCGAGGGCTGGGTCGGAGCTCCGCCTCCAGCCCCGCCGAAGCCCACCGAGAGCCCAACGACTCTGGAGGAGAAGACTCGTGCGGCGCGCTTGCCCACCGCATCGGGTCTTGAGGAGAAGCTGGCTGCTTGGTTGGCCCCTCCGACGCCTGCCGCGGACGTGCTCGCCGAGAGCTTCCTCGGGCCCTTCGACGAGATGTTCGACCAAGACGAGGACGAGGACGAGGACGAGGACGAGGACGAGGACGAGGACGAGCCCTTCCCGTACCGCGAGCCCCTCCCCCCCTACAAGGCCCCTTCATTCAAGCCATTGACTATGCTCTCCAAGAAGGACCGCTGAGCATGCCCCTGTACACCTACCGCTGCCCCGAAGGGCACGCCATCGACCACCTCTGCCGCTACGAGCAGCGGCCCGCTACCTTGGCCTGCTCCTGCGGCCGGGACGCCACGCAGGCCCTCGCCCTGACGGCGCCGGGCATCGTCGTCGGCGGCACCTCGGGGGGCAAGGGGCGCTTCGCTGCCGACCGCACCGGGTACGTCGAGGAGTCCCCCGGAGTGTGGGTGAAGGGCGCGAGCGCCTTGAACCCCAACTTCGTCGACTACCGCTGCATCGCCTGCTCGCACAAGGATGTCGCCGTGGACGAGCCCGTCCCCGCGGCGTGTCCCTCGTGCGGCGGCACGCTGGAGACCTACCTCAACACCGCGGCCACGCACGTCGACTGGTTCCCGCACGGTGGCTACTACGACCGGGCGCTCGGGGTCCACCTCAACAGCAGGGCGCATCGGGCCCAGGTGCTGGCGGAGCGGGGGCTGCGGGAGTCGGACGACGCTGAGATCGACAACAACTTCCGCGCGGCCTCGGCGCTGCGCGCGGAGCAGGACCGCGACATCGCCGAGATGCTCGACGAGTGGGACGACGACAAGGACCGAGCTCGCCTCGTGGACGAGGGGCGCGCCCCCGACCACTCCTGGGCCCGGGACGTACTGCGATAGTGACCGGCGGGTCAGAATGTGGTATCTTGGAGCGCACTCCGAGAGTTTCATGCCTCAACCCGCCGACATGCCCCCCGAGATGCCCGCTGACGCGATGCCCCCGGGCGGTCCTCCGATGGAAGGGCCTCCGATGGAAGGGCCTCCGCCGGGCGGCGCCTCCGACAACCCGGTCGCCGAGGTGCAGGCCCCGCCGCCGCCGGCCGAAGGCTACAGCGAGAAGTGCGTCAAGGACCTGCTGAAGGCCCTGGGCCTCGCGCTCAAGGCCGCGACGAAGGCGATGGGCCGCGAGGCTCCGTCGGTCCCCGAGGCGCCGGCCGAGGTCTTCGAGAAGGGGAAGATGCGCCAGCCGTTCCCCGGCGTCATCGTGCAGGAGATTGCCATGCTCCTGATGATGGCCTCCCAGATCGGGGGCAAGCACGAGGGCCGCTACGACGGGGACCTCATGGAGCTCCTCGCCTCCGACGACGGCCTCGACCGCCTGGCCACCCTGCTCGAGCTCCTCTCCAAGGACAAGGTCCTCCTCTCCGCGCTCAAGGAAGCGCAGAAGGCGGCGCCGGCCAAGGGCCCCGTGGCCGAGACCGAAGAGGTCGAGGTGGCCGCTGGACCCGAGGGCGAAGAGGTCGAAGCCATGGACGCCCGCGAGTACGCTTGATGGAGCTCCGCGAAAAATCTCTCCAAACTGACTCGCCGGTCAGTTTTGTGTTATCGTTGCACCCATGAGCACCTCACTCGACACCACGACCCTGGAAGGCGGAGCCGGCAACGGCGCCGAGGGCGTGCAGGTTGAGCTGGCTCCTGTCGCCTCGCCGGCGACGGGGCCCGCCCAAGTTGCCGCATCGGCATCTGAGGGCACGCCTCCCGACAGCAAGACCTTCCTCGAGCAGATCGCCGAGGCCTTCGAAGGCGAGGACGCTGATGCTGTCAAGCAGCACGTCGCCGTCTCGGACATCAACGCCCTGAGCGGGAAGGAGCGCGGCATCGTCCGCGCTCTCCTCGCCCACCGCCAGGAGGAGGCGTCCAAGAACGCCGCCGCCGAAGCGGAGCGCGTTGCTGCCATCGGCGCTCGCGAGAAGGCTCTCGCCCAGTCCGCCGCCGACCTCCGCCGCCGGGAAGCCGCGCTCTACGCGCTGGCCAACAGCCCGGAGCTCGACGCCGCGCGCCGTGGCCAGAAGCCCAAGGTCGACCCCCTGTCGCCCGAGGGCATGGAGCAGCTGGCCGCCTACAACGCCAGCCTCGGCGTGGCCAAGGCTCTCGACCCCATCTTCCAGCGCAGCGAGCAGGCCCGCAAGGACTACGCCTACGCTGAGCTCCAGGAAAAGTTCCCGGTCATCAAGGAGAAGGATGCGGAGTTCCGCACCTTCATGGCCGAGCAGAACGCGGGCATCAGTCGCGACGACGTGCTGGCGGGCAAGGCCCGGTGGCGCGTCACCGTGGACGTGGGTGCCCGCCTCTTCGCCGCCGAGCAGCGGGCCGAGGAGGCCGCTCGCGCCGTCGAGCAGCGCCGTGCCGCCGAAGTGGCCGACCGCGCCGGCGCCGCCCGAGCGCTGAATCGCGTCAACTCCAACGGCTTCTCCGAGGCCGACCTCCGCATCCCCGACGAAGTCTTCGAGAAGGGCAACGTCACCGAGTACCTGGCGAAGTTCTCCCCCGAGCGCCGCGCCGCCATCGTCCGCTTCAACGCGGCCAACGCCTGAGTTTCTTCCGCTCCTGAAACATTCCGACCAGTCGGTTTTTCTGAGGATTCACCACCATGCCCGCAGCGACCATCACCCCCTCCATCGACCTCGAAGCACTCACCCTGGTCGGCATCAAGGCGGCCGCCAAGTCCACGGACGCCCAGGCGGTGACCAACGGCTGGAAGGCGCTCTGTGAGTCCGTGCACGGCAAGTCCCCGATGCAGTGGACCTTCGGCGAGCGCCGCACCACCGAGGTGCAGGTCATCGACCACACCGGCGTGACGAACTTCTCGTCCGGCTTCGAGTCCTACGAGGAGTCGGCGCTGACCACCGGTCGCCCCGCGGCCTACGGCTTCGCCATCTCCGGCCTCGCCGCGAAGATCGGCCAGCGCCAGATTCGCACCTACCAGAACGCGAAGGCCTTCGAAGAGTGGGTCAAGCGCACCATCGGCAACTGCAACGGCATCCTGAGCCGCGGCTACAACAAGCGCGTCGTCGCCGGCACCGGCGCGGGCTTCGCCGACTTCCAGACCCTCAACGGCTTCGACAGCTCCACCGGCTTCTTCGAGTCCGGCGCCAAGGGCACCCAGACCAACGTCGTCGGCGGGCTCTCCAAGGCCACCTACGCCTACACCCCGGGCTGGAACAACATGGTCGTGGACATGTCCAACGCCATGGGCAGCAACTTCTTCCAGTTCGACGCCGCGCTGAGCTCCATCCGGATTCTCGGCGCCCCCATGGACAAGACCGCGGGCCTCGGCTCGCAGAACTTCATGGACAACGCCAAGCGCTACCTCCGCGCCTACGAGCGCTACACCGGCGGCAAGTACGACGCTGGCGTGCCCTTCGAGGTCTTCGGCGGGGTGAAGTTCTTCCTCGACTTCTACATGCCGTCCACCGGCTCGATCACGATCAACAACGCCATCTCGGCGTACATCATCGACGGCAGCCAGATTCCGGCCTTCTGGATGCCGGCCTGCAAGATCGGCGACACCGAGCTCCCCGACGGCCACTTCGGCGTCGGCTCCTGGCGCCCGGTCAGCGGCATGCAGGACGTGTTCGTGATGCCCATGGCCTGCGCCGGCCAGGTCTGCGCCGACCTCCTCGGCACCTCGGGCGTCATCCGCCGCGGCAACACCTACTGAGCGTAGGCTCGGTCCCCATCAACCGCCCCCTCTGAACTTCCGGAGTCTTCCATGTCCCTCATCAAGGCCGACGGCTACATCGCCAACGGCGGCACCGGTCGCACCGGCCCCTCCAAGACGCAGGTCTGGATCACCGACCAGACGGTCACCGTTGGTCAGTGGGTCGCTTCCTACGCGGGCGACACCACGAGCCCTTCGGGTCTCGCGAACGGTCCGCAGGGGTCGTTCCGCCTGGCCGACTCGAGCAACGCCGACGCGGTCTACAACACCGTGGGCGTCGTGATGGAGGCTGTGGACAACAGCCCTTCCAGCACCGCCGCCGGCTACGTCGAGATCGCCATCGCCGGCGCCGTCGACACCATGAACCTCGTGTCGGCCAGCGTGGCCGCGGGCGACAACCTGATCATCAGCACCACCGCCGGTGTCGCAACCGTCGTGGGCACCCCGACCGCCGACGTGCGGGTCATCGGCCAGTGCCTCACGGACGGCGGCTCCGACCAGGGCTCGGGCATCATCTTCCCGCACCCGATGTTCGCCGGCCTGGTGTAGTCCTCGCCCTCGGGCGCGTCAGTTGGCGTCGGTTGGCGCGCCCCGGGGAGCCCTTCCTTCCCCTGAGCGTGCTGGCCGACGCCTTCCTCGTTTTGGAGTACCTTCACCATGTCCTACGGCAACGTCCGCACCCTGCTCGACCGCGTCGGCGTGAAGGTCGAGCACAGTCCGCAGGACCGTGACTCTCGAGCGGCGCGGCTCGACATCTTCAACCGGCACCTGTCGGACGTGTCCTCGGCCCAGCCGTGGCGCTTCCTGCAGACCGAGGCCGACTTCAAGGTCTGGTACAAGCGGGACAACTCCACCACCGCCTTCACGGTGGCGGTCACCAACGGCTCCACCGCGGTCACCGTGAGTGGGGACTTGGGCACGGACTTCGCCCTCAGCAACGCGGGCATGGAGTTCAACGACGGGCTGGATGCTGTGGGAGGGGCATCGGTCTACACCATCGCGCGCTTCACGAGCGCCACCGGCGCCGCATTCGTTCTGGACCGCCCCTACGAGGGGGCCACGAACGCGGCCTTGACGACCTGGTACATCGGCAACGACAAGGTTCTGCTCCCCTTCGACTGCGGCCAGCCCATGGGCTTCATCGACCGGGTGAACGGCCGTGGCCGGCTCATCTCGTGGGACCGCCGGCGGGAGGAACTCTACCTGTCGACGATGACGGGGACGGGGGACGTGTGGTGGATCGTAGACGGGGACACCCCCTACGACCGGCCGCCGGACTCCACCTTCGCAGGGGTCCTCAGCACCGCAGCAGGCACGCTCTTGGCGAGCTCCATCTTTCAGTACGCCTACACCTTCGAGCAGTTCGGGCGGGAGTCCCCCCCGGCCATCATCGTCGAGGTCACAACGGGGGCCGGGGCCAACAACCAGGTGGTGCTGTCGGGCATCGAGAACACCGAGTACTCCGCCGGCGTCAGCGTCGGGAAGCGGAAGTACCTCTACCGCCGGCAGGTGTCGCGGTCGTCCACGACGCTGGGCAACGTCAACGGGCCGTGGCTGCGCCTCGCCACCATCTCCGAGAGCGCCACCACCTACACCGACGACGGCTCCATCACCCCGACGCGCGCCGACAACAGCGCCATGTACTTCGAGGGGCCGTCCCAGTACATGCGGCCGAAGGCCGACCCTCAGGAGGACGAGGTGCTCCGGGTCCGCTACCTCCAGCGCGTCCGGAAGCTGGTGAGCGACTCCGACGTGCCGTCGAAGTGGCCGTCGGAGTACTACGACATGTTCGTGCTGCTCACCGCCATGGACATCGTCGGGAGCAACTCCGAGCTCGCCAAGTCCCGGAACTGGGAGGTCGCCGCGATGAACATGCAGAAGCGGGCGATGGCCGGCTGGGTGCAGGTGCCGGACCTCCCCACCCAGAAGCAGGGGTGGGGCGTGGGCGGCTTCGGGTCCTACGTGGTCCGCGCGGGCACGGTCACCTCCGACTTCGGGTCCTGAGCCATGCAGAGCAAGGCCCTCGTCATCCCCGGCATCAAGGGCATCGACCAGCGGTGGTCGGCGGGCGCGTCCAGCGCGACTCGCGCCCGAGACCTGCGCTGGGACGGCCGCGGCTTCTGGACCTCCTCCGGGGGCTACGGCCTCTACATGGAGAGCAACGAGAACGCGAACCCCTTCGCCGGCGTCGGGCGCATCAACTCGGCGCACTACTTCAGCCAGCACAACGGAGCGCGCAGCTGGCTCATCTACGAGGCGGCCAACGGCAACCTCTACACGTTCAACCCCTCCACTGCGGCGCGGAGCGGCTCCCCTGGCGACATCGCCGAGGACCGCGCGGCCCAGCAGCAGACCGACCGCGCGAGCCCCACGACCCCGTGGCAGCACAGCCAGTCGGCGACCTGGGGCGACAACTTCTACATCGTCAACGGCATCAACCGGCCCCTCGTGTTCGACGGGTACTGCTGGGACTACGCGGGGTTCAGTGGACCCGCCGGGTCGCCGTCGGCAGTGGTAATGGCCCGGCCGTTCGCGACCACAGGGAGCGGAATCAAGCTGACCTCCGTCGGCCTGGGTCCGACGAGCAGCGACGCCGATGTTGATTACAAGGTGGCCTACCGCTGGCGTGTGGCGTTCCGGAATGTCCGAAAGCAGTTGTCGCCGCTGTCGTCGCCCTCGGAAATCGTGAGCTTCACCAACTCTGGAGGGTCTGAGGAGTCTGACGGGGGGCACCTGGCGGCCCTCAACCTGCCGATTGGCGGGCCGGAGGTGACTACCCGGGTGCTGTTCCGCACCCAGAACATATACGACTCCACAGGGAACCCCATCCAGGGGTACGCCGATCAGTTCTTCTTCCACTCGGAGATTCCGGACAACGTCACCGCAGTGGTTCTCGACGGGTTGCTCGACAGCAATCTCGGCACCCCGGTGGACGACCTGGACTACGGGCCGTGGCCGACGGGGGCGAAGTTCATCGCGCCGTTCAAGGGGTGCATGTTCGCCACGGGCAGCACCCAGACGGACGTGTTCTACTCGGCCCCCGGCTCCCCGGAGAACTTCCCCATCGACAACGTGTTGCCGGTGGGCGACGCCTACCTCGGGCCCATCACGGGCCTGTACGGCACCCGAAACGCGCTGGTGGTGTTCAAGGAGCACGGCATCTACTTCATCAAGGGCGACCCGGTGAACGGCTTCACCGCCTCGCTCTTCACGAAGACCACGGGCTGTGTGGCGGGCAACACCGTGCGCGAGGTGCCCGGGCTCGGCCTGGTGTTCCTCGGCAGCAGCGGGGTGTTCCTGCTCCGCGGCACCCTTGAGAACGAGGGGGTGCAGACCGAGGTGGTGCCCCTGCACGTTCCCATCACGGAGTGGATGAAGAAGCTGAACCGCTCCGCGCTCATCGGGGCGGTGGCCGCGGTCTACCACCGGGACAAGGAGTATTGGCTGGCGGTGCCATCGGTCGGGTCGGCGGAGAACGACCTGGTCCTCGTCTTCCACTACGAGGTGGGGGAGTGGACGACCCGCGAGGACTTCCCCATCTCGTGCATGCTCGAGACCCCCGACCACCGGGGGCACCTCGTCTTCGGCAGCTGGGACCCCAACAGCGAGGGCATCCACCTGTACTCCCCCGCCTTCGCCGACAAGAACGGCACCGCCATCGCGCCGCTGTACCAGACCGGCTGGTTCAACGTGGGGGCCATCTGGCGCTCGATGCGGCCGAAGTACGTGCAGGTCCAGTGCGGCCTCCACGGCGACAACGGGCTCAACCTCGAGGTCACCACCAACCGAAAGCTCGCTGCCTGGCCCGCCCAGCCCGCCGAGCCACAGCAGTACCCAGGCGACGCCCAGCCCGTGTACGGCACGGCCACCTTCGACTCCGACATCAACTGGACCGCGTTCCGCCCGGGGACGCTCCGGTTCGACATCGTGGACGCCAAGCAGGCTATGGTTCACGAGATGAGCGTGGCCTTCACCCCGGACAGCGGCAAGCGGTGGATGTCGCTGGTCGTCATCGACCCCGAGATTTCCCCCGACGACCCCAACGAGGCGAAGCCCATCGGGCCCGGCCGAGGGGGGCGCTGAGATGGGCCAGCGCTACCGGTTCACCTTCACCGAGACCGGCGACGTCCTCGACCCGGCTGCGTGGGTGGAGGACAACAACGAGCTCGCCTCGGAGCTCAACGGCTACCTCGACCGCGACAACTTCGCACGGAACGACATCCTTCAGGCAGAGATCACCGCGAACGCCTTCACCAAGGTAGAACCGTTCTACTCCACGTCCATCTACACCCCAGACAACACCGTCATCTCCTGGCAGGGCGGCACGGGGAATGACGCGGACGGCATCTTTCAAGAAGCGGTGACCTGCGAGGTCGACTGCCTCTTGGTGTGCGAGTTGAGCTTGGGGTGGGTGTGGGACAAGGATGTCACGCGGTACTCCCTCGCGGGCCTCGGTCCCACGACGTCGGGGGACATCTTCGTGAGCGACTCCACCGTGGATACCATCCAGTTCCGCATTGCGGTGGATGGGGTTGAGGTGGCGCGGAGCGGGCTTTTTGAGGACATGCACCACCGCTACGGCACGTACATCCTCGGGGCCAAGGTGGTCACCTCCGGGGTCCACACGGTGTCCGCGGAGTGCGTCCTCATGCGTCGCCGGTGGGAGGGGCTTCGGCAAGACGGGGCCAACACCTACACGGTCGACATCTCCAATCGGGTACTGCTGGTGACCCAGGAGAAGAGGTAGCATGTCCCGTGTAGTCGTCACCGACCTTGTGCCGGGCACCGAGGCCACCAGCGCCGACGTCAACGCCACGATCACGTCGTGGAACGCTGCTGCTGGCGCAGGGGACATCGGCCCCAACAATGTGCGTCAGGAGGGCATTGACCGGCGCACCTTGGCTCTCGGGGGGCAGGCGATTCAAGCCCCTCCAGCGGACTTCGCCGCCTGCTTCGAGAGCGGGTCCACTGCCACGGTCAACGCAATCACAGCGACGTGGGGGATTGTCGACGTAGGGGCCACGCTCTACATCGGCCCGATGACCGACCTCTCGTCGTCGTCTTCCGAGACGGTGGTCGTTCGGGCGAGCGTGTGGTTCGCTGGACCAGCGCTGGATGGGGCCACCGACCCCGCGCTGTACGAGTTCATCATCCAGAGCAGCGTGGATGCCGCGACGTGGGTCGACTACGACGAGTCGTACCAGCCGTTCCAAGTTACGGCGTTCACCACTGACGTTCAGCCGAGGTGCGTCGGGGTGTACACGTCCCTTGTGGCCACCACCCCGGCCGGGAGTCGGGTGTATTGGCGGGTGGCGTACAAGGCGAGCGCGGCCGTGGAGTGCGACGGCGGCACCATCTACATCGAGGAGTACGCGCGGTAATGCCGATCTCCATCAGCACGTTCTCCTCGGGGGCCGTCATCAGCGCCACGGAGCTTCGCTCCCGCGCAGCGGCCATTGAGGACTACGTCAACAAGCAGATTGAAGCCGGGGATCGCACCACGAACTGGATGACATCCGGGCACGTCTACGGCCCCGATTTCCAGTACGGCAGCGGCTACGACGCGCACCTGCCCTTCACCGGCGGCCACGCCTACTGGTCCCAGCGCCCCAACGACGACGGCCGCCGCGCCATCTTCTCCTGGTTCGCTGGGGAAGGACCCGCGATGGTGCCGGGCCTCACGCGCACGATTCAGCTTCCGGAGGCTATGCCTTCTGGGAAGTACCGGGCGTTGGTCCTGGCCTCGTTCTGGGGCTACGAGTACGGCGGGCTGGGAGAGAACAACACGGCCACCGTGACGGTTACGCCCTTCCAAGACGAGGAGAGCGCCCCCGCGTGCTCCTTCCGACTCTACGAAGACGGGGCCGAGGTGCCCGCTACCTCGCGGAAGGTGTACCCCTCCAGCTGCGCGACAGACAACGGGTGGGTGGGGGGATCGAGCGGCACCTGGGGCGCCGCCTCGGGGCTCATCTACTGCCGGAAGCAGATCAGCATGGTCCACGCGGTGCATTGGGGCACCGCCGGTGTCCACACGGTCGGGGTCGGGGTCACCTGTCCCGCCGCCGGGGCAGGGCAGTGGAAGCACATTTTCGTGCGCGAGGGGTCGTTCTACGTGCGGTATCGCATCCGGTGAATATTCTGAGAGCAGGAAGGTGACTCCATGACTCTGCTTCTGCTCGTCTCCGGTTGCGCTGAGGTTTCCGAGAGCGTCGAAGTCGCCCCGCGGTGGTACGTCTACGAGGCCGAGTGTGCGGATGCCGCGGCGGTCTGGGAGGCACCCCCGGGGCTGGTCGCTCTCACGATTCGACGGCCGGACTCCGGCGGCGCCGACTTCTACATCGGCGGCAGCGTCTCGGCAGACGGGCTGCTCTCGGTGACCTGCACCGACGACGTGAGCATCCTGTACGCCGTCGTGGAGTAGGACATTGCGGAGTAGGCCCCCGCGCCGCCAGAAAACGGGGTAGAATCCCCCCGGGGAACTGCGCCATGGCTGAAGCCCAGAAGTACGACAAGACCCGCAACGCCAACGCGGCCGGCACCGGGGCCTTGACGGGCGCCTCTGGTGGGGTGGCTACGGGGGCCACCATTGGCGGTGCGCTGGGAACGGCGCTGGCCCCAGGCGTCGGGACGCTGATCGGCGCGGGCATTGGCGCCGCCATCGGCGCGGGCACGGGTGCCGGGGCCAGCGCTTGGATGGATGACGCGGCCCAGAAGCAGGAGATCAAGACCTCCGAGGAGAACGTCGCCATGGCGCAGAAGGCCGAGAAGGAGGCCGCCATCGACTCCGCCGCCCTGGCGCGGTCGATGCAGAAGCCCGCCTCGGGGCGCGCCGGCGGCGCCGGTCTGCCCAGCGGCTCGGCGTACCTCCCCGCCTCGGGGGTCACCAGCTACGACTCCTGGAAGTCCCGCATCTCCGGCGGGTACTGAGGTGGCCGCGTCGACTCGCCAGTTCATGTACACGGGGGCCGACGGCAAGCCCGTGTACGTGGACGCTGTGATGGCCCCCGACTACCACGACGAGTACACCACGCCCGGCGACATCAAGCGGGCGCAGGACGCGGCGTTCGCCGAGTACGGCATGAACGCGGCCGCCGGCGGGCTGGGGCTCCTTGGGCAGACGGCGCTCTCCTACGTGGATACCGCTCAGGACACCAAGAACAAGTCCGAGCTCAAGAAGCTCGAGGGCCTCGAGAAGCGCGGGAAGCTGGGCCTCACGGGCGAGGAGCGCACCACCTACGAACGGGGACTCCTGAACCCGGTCAAGGCCGCCGCGGCCGAGCAGGGGCGCCGGGACGAGGCGCGCCTGGCCTCCGGCAGCGCGGGCCGCAGCGCGGCTGACGTGGTCCGTGCTCAGCGCGAGACCGACCGACGTCTCGACGACGCGGGCCTCTCCGCGGCGCAGAAGATCGAACAGGCTCACCTCGGGCGCAAGGCCGAGCAGCGCACCGAGATGGAAGAGCGCCGCAGCTACGAGAGCGGCCGCGAGACCCAGCGCCTGAACCTCGTGGGGCAGACCATCCCCGGCGTGCTCGCCAACGTGGGGAAGGTCATGGCAGGGGTCGCCGCGCCGGCGGCCATGACCGACGCTCAGGTGCTCCGCATGCAGGCGGCGACCGACGCCAAGGGCCAGCCCCTCTGGCCGGGCCTGCAGGGCAAGACCCTCGACGAACTCCGGACGCTCCTCAAGGGCGCCGCGTGGCAGAAGAATGCCCTCGGCGCCGCGCAGGCCGCTGACGCAGGCGTCGCAGACACCTCCACCGGCCGGACGGACTGACCATGGCGCGCATCCAGGACTACTACCAGAACCGCCGCGACCTCGGCCCGTCGGCGATGGTGGCGTACCTCGACGCCTGGCTCGACGAGCGCGCGGGGATGAACAAGTCGCTGATGGCCTCCGAGGGGAAGCAGGCCGACCCCAGCCGCCTGGCTGAGCAGGAGGCCCGCATCCGCGCGGCCATGGCGGACCTCCTCAAAGCGAAGGTGAGCGGCTCCGTCGAGCAGATGAAGGCCGCCGACGACCTGGCCAAGCAGGCGCTGTCGTCCTACGAGCAGGTCACCGTCGCCAACGTCAAGGCGGGCTCCGACCGGGCCGTCGCGCTGATCCAGTCCCGCACGGACCTCTCGAAGCAGGACGTCGACTCCCGGGCGGCCATCGCCAAGGAGTTGACGCTGACCAACCCGGACGGCATCAAGATCATCGCGTCGGCCTACGACACCGCCACCACGGAGATGGGCGGTGACCCAGATCGTGTCGCGGACGCGCTCGTTCGGATGGTCACCGACGTCACCAAGACCCACGAGGGCGGGCACAAGGCCAAACGAGATGCGGCAGCTGCTGAGGTCCTGCGCCAGGCGACCGAGGCCGGGAATGCCCACGTAGTGGCGCGAATCGAGAAGGCGTTCTTCAGCGGCTCCGCGGCCGACGACTACTTTGAGAGGGTCTACCCCGGATTCACTCCCGAGGAGCAGGCCAAGGTGTACGAGGAGGTCAAGAAGCTCGGTGCGGGCGCGGACCCGGAGAAGGTCGTAGCCCTCTACGAGAAGCTCACCGCAGCGGGCAAGGGCGGGGGCGGCACGAAGACCAGCACCTCGTACTCGGACATCGTTCCAGACCTCGACGCCAAGCTCAAGTCCCTCGAGGACGCCGCCGACGACCTCGCCAAGGCGCGGCGCGAGGCGATGACCTCGCCCAAGCGCTTCCCGCGCCCCAACTACATGATCGCCAACCCCAACACCTTCACCGACCCGCGGCAGGTGGCGGAACTCCGGAAGTGGGGGGTCTTGGACCCGACCTACGTCGAGGAGATGGTCACGGCTCGCCAGCGGGAGGGCACCTGGGCGGGCGCCCTCAAGTCCGTTGGGGAGCGCGGCGGTGCCTCGCAGAGCATCGAGAAGGTCGCCCCGCTGGTCTTGACCGAGGAGCCCGGCGCACAGGTCACCTACACCGACGCCGAGGCGGCGTGGCTGGGCACGCTCAAGCGGGCCGGTTCCGGCGAGCCCTTTCCGGGGAAGGGGGGCTACACCTACACCCTGAACGCCGACGGCTCCATCACGTCTCTGGCCCCGGAGAAGGGCAAGAAGCCCGTGAAGGTGGAGAAGGGTTCCGCGCCCCACACTGCCATCTTGGAGGAGGTGTTCCCCGCACCTGGCCTCCCCGACGAGGTCTCGGACCTCTACGCCCCGTCCATCGAACTCGCCAAGGCGGGACAGTGGGCGAAGGCGGCCGAAGCAGCCGAGAAAGTGAGCCACGACGACGTGCGCTCGGCCTACGCCCAGGCACTAGTCGACGTGGCCTCTGGCCGGTCGGCGTTCTCCGGCGTGCCTTCCGAGGGCCAGATGGAGGCCATGGCCGCCAGCATCGGCGAGGGCGGCGGGAAGTGGGGAGAGCACTTCCGCGACCTCCTGCGCCTGCCCGTGTCCGACCAGTACGCCAAGAGCAGGGTCATGGGCGCCGTCGACAGCCTCGGCAAGGCCCTGCACAAGACCCCGGATGTCGAGCGTGATCTCGACGAGTCCGACATCGACGAGCGGGCGTATGGCCTCGCCGAACTCCGTGCGGGGCGGGAGTTGAACACCGGCGCCTACGCCCGCGGCGCCTACGCCCGCGGCGTGGAAGATGCGACCGGTCCGGTCAAGGCCCTCGTAGAGTCCTCGTCGCCCGAGGTCGTGCGGGAGCAGCTGCGAGGCCTCCCGGCAGAGCGCAAGGGAGTCGTTCCCGACTACGAAGCGGGCGTCCCGCGCGTGGTGGGGGACGCCCTAACCAATGCGAGCCCGCGGACGTTCTCTCCGGTCGTCTACTTCGACGAGCCGGAGCGGGAGTCCCCGCTGGCTGCGCCGGACGCGCGTCTCGCGGCGGCCGACGGGGCCCTCGGAGAGTCGGGCCCGGGGCTCGACCTTCACGCCGACGTGTCCGAGGCCCAGCGGGTGCTGGCGACCCTGGACCAGTGGGAGAAGGACAACCCGCTCTCGGCGGACGCCCCCGCTTCGAAGCAGGACCGGGAGGCTGTGGCGTTCACTCGGAAGGAGTGGGAGAAGAAGCTGGACAGCGCCCGCGCAAAGGCGCGTGCCTCGCGCGATTACGTCGCTCCGGAGGAGCGCGGCGCGGCACTGCTCCGCGACCGTGTGCAGAAGGAAGCCGAAACGGTGGCGCCCCCGACCGTCCGACCCCCGATCCGGCAGGCTCCGCCTGTGTCGGCGGCGAAGCCCCCTCCGGCCGCGCTCGACTACGCGGAGCTCTTCAGCGCGTCGGCCACTCCGACGGACGAGTTGGACTACGACCTCGACGAACTGATGGGCCGTGCGCCCGCTGGAGCGAAGCGATGACCCGCGAAGAAGCCAAGGCCGCGCTCATGGAGCGCGAGAAGCTGACTGCCGACGAGGCGGAGGCGCGCATCTCCGCATTCGAGATGAAGAAGCGTGGTGGGGGGGCGGCCCCGGTCGCGAAGCCCGCCGCGCGGCCGACCCCCGCCCCAGCGCCAGCCCCGGCCGCGCGGCCGACCCCCGCCCCAGCGCCGGCCGTAGCTCGACCGATGGCCCCCACGCCGGCGCCAGCCGTCGCGCGACCGATGGCCCCCACGCCGGCCATGACCGACAAGGCCCCCGCAGGGGGGTACACCGAGTCCGCCGGCGGGTACACGGAGGGCACGCCTGCCCCAGCTGCGAAGTACTACATGGACGACCCGGCCCCCGTGACGACTCGGGAGGGGAGGGCCGTGCGCCGGTGGCTGGACCACGGCGGGCAGGCTTCAATCGACGCGGCGAAGGCTGTGGGGCGAGGGGCGCAGTCGGCAGCGCGGGGCTTCCACCGCGCGGAGATGGACGCAGGCAAGGCCGCGCTCGGGGCGGGAAAGGAGATTCTGAAGGCCCCGCTGACCGTCTTGCGCGCAGGCGCCGGAATGGGGCATCAGATGCGGGAGCAGCGCGACCTGGCGCAGCAGAGCCGCAGACCGGCATTCGACCCGAAGGGCGTGGAGGAGGCGAAGAGCGTCCTTCGCGACGCCCTCGGCATGGCCCCCGCGGTGGACCTGCAGGGCTCACAGGGGCCGGACTACTACGACGAGTCCATCGCCGCCCCGCCCGCGGCGCCCGGACCCCGCCACGGGCCGGAGCGGCCTGCCTCCAGCGCCCCGCCCGCGGCGGGCCTCTCGGCGGAGGCGTTCGACACGCTCACCGAGGCGGATGCGTACCTCAAGCAGAAGGCCCCCCAGCGGGACATCAACGAGTGGGGCACCCCGGAAGAGCGCGTGACCGTGTACGAGTATCTCCGGACGAAGGACGCCGCGCGGAAGAGGTGATAGACTGGGGGGATGCCGAGCCCGCGATCTCCCCAAGAAATCCTTGATGCGCTGGGGATGACCGAGGACGAGGTTCTCGGGCCCCTCCCGCCCAAGGACGCCGTCGAGCTCGCACCCGAGGACTACCGCGACCCGGAGGTCCTGCCCGTGGGCGAGGAGCCCCCGGAGGGTGGCGCGCGGACCCCGCGGGGTCGCATCGCCAAGGGCTACGCGAGTGCCGTCTACGAGGATGGGAACACTGCCCTCCGCTCGCTTCGCGGGGACGTGGCGGACCACCTCATCACCCAGGGGCTTGCCCCTGAAGACGCCAGGCTCACGGCCTACGAGGACACCCGGCACCTCGAGGCCACCGGCCACGTCGAGGACAGCGAGGACGCGGCCGACGCCATCCGCGCGCGTGAGGGGGAGCCGACCGTCGGCAAGGCCCTCACCATGGCGGTCAACCGCGTCACCCCCATCGGGCTGGACCAGGGCCCGGAGGAGTGGGGTCGCCGCGTCCGCGAGAACGAGAAGGCCACCTGGGGCGAGCGGTCCGACGCGCTCGGCAAGGCCTTGCAGGGCGAGGAGATCACCGAGGCGGACGCCAAGGCGGCGGGCATTGACCTCCCGCTCGTGCAAGAGCTCAAGAAGGCCTACGTCTCCCACTTCGGGGAGATGGTCTACACTGCCGGCTCGGCGGGCATCCTCCCGACCATCGGCTCCATCACGGGGCTGATTCCGGGCTGGAGCGACGTCGTCGAGCAGTCGGGCAAGAACCTCGAGGTGGCGAAGGAGGGGAAGAAGTATGTTACCTCCGAGGAGCTCGTCAAGATCGCCGCCTACGGCGGGGTCAACTCCCCCATCGGCGACGCCATCCCCTACATCGTGGATGCCGCGGTCGACTTCCATGACGTGGTCACCGGCGAGGACAAGCAGGGCAGGCTCCGCAGCGCGACCGGCGGGACCGTGGGGGACGTGTTCTGGGACTTCGTCTCCAAGGGCCGGCACAACGAGAAGTTCGACCCCGCGGCCAAGGCCCTGTACGAAGAGGGGGATGTCGCTGGCTTGGGGCAGCTGGGCATGGTCGACATCCCTGAGCACGTTCCGGCGGTCAAGGTTGACCTGCCGACGTTGAAGAGCGCCGTGGAGGCGGGGGGTCTGCTGGCCGAGGCGCCCGAAGCAGATCGGTTCCGGGTGGGGATGTCCAGTGGTCTGTCCGACGAGGTGCTCCAGACCCTCGCTGACGCCATTCCTCTGGACGTGGTGCGCCGCGCGCAGCCGGACGCGGGCCCGACGTTGAAGTCCGTGCTCGCGGCCTACACGGCTCGCAAGAAGATTCAGGAGATCGTAGGCACCCCCGAGGCAGACGACGCCCTCAAGGTGGCCGCGGCCGCGCTCCACGACCGCGAGGTGCGGGAGGACGGCTCGGTGTACTTCGTGCCGTCCACCACGCAGAAGGTCCTGACCGCAATCAATGCGGCCGTGCCTCTCGTCATCGAGGCAGATGTTCCCGTTCTCGGGCCCGTCGCCGGCGTCTACGGGGGCGTGCTCAAGGCCATGGGCTTCGAGAAACTCGGGGGCATGGCGGAGTCGGCGAGGTTCCCGACGGCAGCTGGCAACGAGTCCATGGTCGCTTCCGGCGACTTCGATTGGGTCCTTGAGGGCATGGGCCTTCAGGGCAGCACCTCTTCCGAGCGTCGGCGCGACATCGGGGAGTCTCGGTACATCGACCGCGTGTTGGCCGACATGCAACTGCCCCAGTACCAGAACTGGGGCCTGAAGGAGCTCGGCCGCGACCTTGGGGTGAAGCCGGGCTCCACGGCGGACGTGGCCCTCGGGACCGCGGACCTTGGGGCGGACACCGTCGTGCCCTTCGAGGAGATGTTCCTCGGGCCCGCCGGCTCGGCGGTCACCATGGCCTCGCGCGCGGCGACGGCGGCGAAGCTCAGCAAGATGCTCGGGCGGAGCAACTCCCAGGCGGCACGCGTTGCGGTGCGAGCGGCGCTTCCCCAGTTCCTGGGCGGGTCGACGGATGCCGTCGCGGCCATGGACGCGGCCCTGCGGACGGCCGTCGCCGACTCGGTGGCGGCGGGCGAGGTGCTCTTCACGGTTGGCCGCGGCGAGGACGCCGTGAAGGGGACGCTCTCCAAGGAGGTCCAGCGTGCCGTCGGCAACCTCCTCGAGGACGTGGGCATCCGCAAGGAGGACGTGTTTCGCACGGTCAACGACCTCTCCTTCGCGCAGAAGGCCAAGAACACCGTCATCGTGAAGGACTGGATGGCCCGGGGCACTCCCGAGCAGAAGGCCCTCCGCGAGACGGCGGAGTGGAAGGCGGTGCGACAGGGGCTGGAGGAGTCGGCCCCGCCAGAGGTCGTGGACGCTGGCATGGCGCTCAACGAGTGGATGGCGCACCAGGCAGTGGTGCTGGGCGAGTTCCGCTCCCCCAAGGACTGGTTCGCCGCGCAGCGCGTGGGCAAGGCCATCGACGGTGCCGCGCCTCCTCCGCCGCGCCCGACCACGGTCGCTGACGCCCTGCGCGCGGCCGCTACGGATGCGGACGGCGAAGTGTCGGCAATGGCTGCGCGCCTCTTGGCGATGAACCATCCGGCGGTGACGTCCGCCGCGCTCGACGTGGGCGTGGACCTCGGGCCCGGCGTGCACGGCCGCTACGACATCGCGGACAACCACATCGTCCTGTCGCCGAGCGCGACCGCGAGCACCCTCGTCCACGAGGTGGCGCACGCGGTCACGGCCCACGCCCTTCGCAACGTCGACACCCTGTCGCCCGCCGGTCGCAAGGCGGTGGCGGACCTGCAGGCCCTGTACGCCAAGGCCTCGGAGTCCCCCGACCTGCAGGCCGTCGGCCTGGGTCTGGACAACCTCGACGAGTTCATCGCTGAGGCCTACTCCAACCCGGCCTTCCGCGCGGCCTTGCGGAAGGTGAAGGTCACCCCCACCAAGAGCGCCTGGCGGGTGTTCGTCGACACCGTGGGACAGCTCCTGGGTCTCAAGACCAAGCCTGAGCTCGACGCCCTCGACCGGACGCTGAGCAAGATCGAAGTCGTGGCCAAGGAGCGCGTGGTGCCGGGCCGCGGCGGAGGGTCTCTGGCTTCTCGGGCGGCGCTGGTCAAAGACCCGCCGGCCCCGGAGCCCCCCGACGTTCTTCCAGAGCGGCACCCCGCCGACACCTGGGCGGACGTCCGCGGTCCCATTGGGTGGTGGATGCCTCTCGACGAGGTCGAGTTCCGCATCGGTCAGATGGCGGAAGAGCACGCCATCTTCTTCGACCGCGAGGGGCGCCAGATTGCGCGCTTCGGGCCGGAGGACACTCGTCGGGACGCCCCGGGGTACGATCCTGCCACCGCGTGCATCATCTACCCCAAGGCGCTGGACGACCTCGCGGCCTCGGGTGGCGGGGTCTACACCCACAACCACCCCAGCGGCAGCGCCCCGTCCATCGACGACGTTCTCGTGGCACGTCGCGGGAACGTGGACGCACTGCGCGCTGTCGCACGGAACGACGGATTCACCTGGGTCGTTCGCCGGCCAGAGGCGGGCTGGCCAGAGACCGATGTGTTGCGAAGGGCGTGGAAGGACCTCGCGCACACCGTGTACCTGTCTGCCAAGAAGCGCATGGACGCCCGCATCAAGGCTGCGGGGGGGAACCTCTGGGAGGGCGACCGGGCGGCTGGCTTCTCTGAAACCGTATGGAAGGAGTACCTCACGAATGGCTACGACACCCACTGGGCCGAATACTTCGGGGACCTTGGCATCGTCCTCGAGCGGGAACGGCACCCCCATCTTGGTCAACTCGGACTGGACGCCCCGGTACGGGGAGCCGCTGGTGCTCCCGGAGCCGGACCCGCAGTTGCTGGAGCCACCGAAGCGGCCCGCTACCCCGCCGTCGGAGTAGGCGAGCAGGGCAGGCTGTTCTCCCGTGCTGCGCCGGAAGGCGGCACTGTTCGGAAGGGCCGGCTGGGTTCGGACCTCCCCCGACTGCTGGACCTGCTCGGAGCGAGCATGTACTCCAAGCCGCTCGCAGAGGTGGCTGTCAAGGAGTTGGTGCAGAACGCATTCGATGCAATCAAGGCCACTGCCCGCACGGATGGGCAGATTCACGTCACCCTGAACGCCCAGGAGCGCACCCTCTCGGTGGCGGACAACGGCAAGGGGATGACCCCGGAAGTCGTGCAGGACGCGCTGTTCACGGTCGGAGGAACCAACAAGGAGGGGCTCGCCGTGGGAGACCGCTCGGGCGGGCTGGGGTTGGCCAAGATGGCCTTCCTGTTCGGGTCCGAGTGGGTCGATGTGGACACGGTGCATGGGGGGGTTCGCACCCGCGTTCACGCCACGTCGGCGCAGATCAAGGCCTCCGACTTTGACATCGTGACTGAGCCTGCCCCCGGCGCGCCCAACGGAACCAATGTCACTCTCAAGATTCCGGAGACGTACCGAGACCCTGCCTCTGGAGCGGACCGCACCATCTACCTCTTCAAGGAGCAGATGACGAGCGAGCAGGGGTCGGGGGTGCTGGACAGGCCGCTTTTCGGGAACGTCGAGGTCCTGTTCACGGAGGTTCCGCGGTACGGAACGCCGTCAACCGCCACGCTGCCCGTTGGCAGGAACACTGACCCGCTCGCAACCCCCCTCCTGACCCGCGCAGCGTTCGACTGGGGCTCCGCGGACGTCTACATGGGGGACGCCCGGAAGAAGTACCCCCGGCACCGAGTACTGTCTGCGGGACTGCATCAGTTTGATACTGCCATTCTCGCAGGTAACGAGCGCATCCCCTACGACATCGTAGTTGACATTCGCCCGGGAGTGGACCCGCTCCACCCACACTACCCGTTCAACAACCAGCGGGAGGGGTGGCGCGGTACGGTCGAGGCCGACGTCAAGGCCCTGAACGGCTACATCGCCAAGCACTCCAGCGGCCGCGCCGCCGCAGAGACGTCGGACGTGTTCAAGGGGGCCGTCACGATGCCCCGTGTGGCGCCCGACGACCTGGATGTCGGAGCGGCCGCTCCCGCGGCTGTGAAGGCGTTTGCGCCGAAGGCTCCCCCTTCTCCACCCCCCGAGGGCGCCGCGGCCCCGAGGGCGCCCGACGTAATCAAGATCAGCGCCGGCGCTGTGGCCCCTTCGGTATCGGAGCGGGCGGCCCCAGACAGCTTCCGTCCCGAGAGGGCGGCCCCCGACCTTCAGTCCTTCGTCGGGTCCGTGGCCGTGGACCCCCTGAAGCCGCTCTTCCACAACAACACGGGAGTCGACTACATCGGCGCGGTGCGGGCGGCGCTGCCTGGCGCCGAGCCCGAGCGGTTCCTCGCGGAGATGGGGTCGCTGGTCCTCGACTTCAAGGAGGCCGCGGCCAAGCAGGACAAGTACGGTCTGGCCGATCTGGTCTCGTTGGAGAACCCCTACGCTGCAGGCATCTCCATCGACAAGGACTACCGAGGGGTTCACGTCAAGGTCCCGTACCGCGCGTTCTTCCTGAATCCCCTCGCGGCCACCAACGAGACCGCGTCGGGCCTTGCGGAGAGCATGCTCCACACGCTGGTCCACGAAGTGGCGCACACGACCGTGATGGCGCACAACGAGAACTTCGCTCTCGCGCTGGCGGACGTTTACGACCGGCTCGGAGACTCCGGGGACACAGACATCTTCCGGGCGCGGCTGCGGAAAATACTGACGCGGCACCAAGACACCTTCAACGAGATGAGGCGCATCTATGACAGCCCCCGCACAAGCAATCTCCGAGGCGCTCTGGAAAACGGCGAGCAGCTTTCCACCCGAGGAGCGCCCGGCCCAGGTGAAGGCGGCCCTGGAGCAGCACCTGGAGATGCTGCAGCAGTCGGGGGGCTCGACGGAGATGCAGGCCCCGCTCGTCGAGGCGTTGGAGAGCCTTCTGCTCGAGAACTGATCGAGGCGGCTCTGCCGGGTCTCTCCGGGCACGGGAACGCCGCGCGGCCGGGTCCGCTCTACTCCCGCGCGGCCCCGGCCCCCTCGGCAGTCCCGAAGCCGTCGCTTCCTGAACCCACCGACGAGGTGCGTCGAGCGCATCAAGCCCTCGTCGTCAAGCGACTGCTGTCGCCGAGCGCAGAGACGCGCGCGGCGCACCAGGCGTACCAGGCGGAGCACCCCGAGGTGCTTGCATGGGCGGAGTACCGGGCGGCTGTCGCCGACGCAGAGTTGGCTCAAGCGCGCGAAGCTGCCCGCGCGGAGTACGAGGCCGGAGCCCCCGCCCGTCAGGCTGCAGCGGACGCGAAGGCGGCACGGTATGCGGACGCGAAGGCGACCGGAAAGAAGCTGCCCCCGGAAGAGCGGGCGATGAATCGTCGCGAGTGGTTCGGGGACTCCGCGGTGACGACCACGGGCGAGGCCGGTGGGAAGCCGCTGGTCGTCACGCACGAGTCGCCGTCAAAGTTCTCGGAGTTCCGGGCAGGGGAGTTCGGCTTTCACTTCGGGGTCGGCATCCCCGACGGGATGTTCGGCAGCAACCGGGTGTCGGGGCTGCTCCGCATCAACAACCCGATGCGGATGGCTGACCTCGGGGTGTGGACGCCGGAGCGGGTCCTTGCGGAGGGCGGGTTCAGCACCGCGGAGCAACCGCGCCTGCTGGCGGAGGTTGAACGGATTCGGGCGGAGGCGGACGCGCCGACGAAGGCCATGGTCGCGAAAGCACGGGCTTCTGGAGACGTGGCCACGGCCGAGAAGTGGCAGGCCCTCTTGGAAGATGGCAGCGATGCGGCGACCTTCCGCGACCGCCGCGGGAACTACCTGGCGAGCCGGCCGGTGCATGACGCCCTCCGCGAGAAGGGCTACGACGGCATCGTGTACCGCAACGAGGCGGAGGGGGTCGACGACTCCTACATCGCCTTCGAGCCGCAGCAGTTCAAGTCGAACAAGAACGTCGGGACCTACGACGCCACCGACCCCCGCTTCCTGTACAGCCGCGCCGCGCCAGCCCGCGCCGCCGAGGAGGCGGCCGAGCCCCTGCCCGTGTTTCGATCTCCTGCCGCCACAGAGCAGCGCTGGCATCGGATTGGCGACGACCATCAGTACACCGAGTTGACCATCTCCCCTGAGGGGGCGCTGGACCCGTCGTTGCCGAGCTACGCGAAGCGGGGAAGGATGTCCAGCGGTCGCGGGACAGGGTTCGCCTCTGGCATGTACGCATTCGCTGACGCGCGCCAGGGGACGGTTCCCGTTCTCCCCGCCCGGAACCCCCTGACGCTTCGGTCGTGGGGGCTTGAGGTGCCCAA